AGTTGCTGACATTCCCATATTAATTACTAAATCAAGTAAAATCAACCATCCATGACCGCTATACTTATCCTTATTATCCTGTCTGTAATTAAACAGAAATATCCAAAATGATGAAAATAATACCAATCCAAGCATCATCATTTCAGAAGTGTTAAATAAATCAATCATATTATGTTACCTTTATTTTCCTTCAATTCTATTAAAAAATTCTATAGATTTTATAAGTTGTTCAATCTGATCTGTATGTGACAGTGATTGATATATAAGTAATCCAAATGTGAATAGAACTATAAACCATAAACATGTGAATGATATTAACACAAGTTTAGATATTAATTCTTCTTCTTTCATTTATCTTCCAATTGATAATTAAATGCTTTTGTATCATTTGATGCTGGTTTTGCCATTGGTCTAAGCCAAACATGAATTACCATACTACTCGTTGGTGATGGAAATTTAAAGGTTGGTTTACCCCTTCTCATACCAATATCATCAGTTGCATTTACTGGATGTCTTGCAAGTTTACGTTTCTTGATTTCATCACTAACTGCTTTGTCAAGTTTTCTGTCTAAACGCGTTTCTTTGAGATATTCTTTAAAATTTATCATTTATTCTTCTTATCCTTTATCAACTTTAATAAATCTGTAGTTGATCCAACATACAAATTATTATTAACTGATGCTGGTCCTGTTGGTCCTTTATTTGTTAATTCTTTTTTAACTTTTTGAAGATTTATCAATTTTTCATTAGTTTCACCAAGATTTTTAATCAACTGTGAAGCAACTTCAAAATGTCTTGCATGTTCAGTCGATTTTGCTATTTCTAATAATTCATCTAATGCGTCATGCCCCTTTTCCATTAGATTATAATAATTTTCTCTTGAGTATGTGTAATCAGTTTTAAAATCCTCATCATCTGAATCTACTGTTAATCTTTTTTCTACCTTTTCTGGAAGAGTTGTTATTGGATCTTCAACCAAAACTTCTTGAACTAAATCTTTTACGTCCATGCTACATCGTCTCCATCAAGTGTTAAACTAAACCCAAAATCATCATCCATCGCCGCATCCTCTGGTTTGGGTTTTATTCCAAGAGTTGCAGTTGTTTGTGTTGATGTATTTCCTAATAAATTTACGTCTGTAGATTCTAAATAAAGTGTTTCTGAATCTTCAGATATTACGCTATTAGTTGTAAATGCTGTACTATCTTCCATAAGAATTGCATCTAAAGAACCAATATCTGGAGTCACCTCTCCCGCAACATTCCCAGGAACTATTAATTGAAGAGATATTTCCTTAATTTGTTTTCCAGCAGTCGATAATTCTGGATACAGAAAACTTTTCATTGTAAATTGCATATCCCATGATAAAGATCTTCTAGTTTCAAAATCTCCGTCATACGCATCTGTATAGTTAACAGAATTTAATATAATAGGACAATCGACTGCGATATCCATTAAAGGTACAGTTTTAATAGTTACTGTAAATTCTGGTGTAAAATTTGGTAAAATCTGTTCAACAATTTGTGCGGCATCTTCTGCATTTTTTGCTAAAATAGCCAAATCAAAAATAAAATTATAAGGAACAGGATTATATTGTGTTCTCATTGTTCCAGATATAGAAGAAGCATTCTTACCAACGGTATTCAATTTTCTTGTTCCATCATACATTATCTGACTCATCATAAACCCAATTCTAGGTAAAATTATTGCTGCGGTTCCTGTAAGAGTAGGATTCGCTATTCTAACCATGAATTTTTGTTTTGGGCCGTATGCAACAGGAATCTTTATGGTTTCAAATACAACATTATTTGAATCGACTCTTTTAATTGAAATATCATTAAATAAAGAACCAAAGGCAACAACCATTTTTCTGATTGTTTGATGATACGTTGATGTTCCAAACATTATATGTTACCTTCAGAAAATGGATCTCTATCAGTGAAATCAAATATTGAATCACTTTCAGTTTGAATTCCTAAATTATTCGCCAGTGGATCTGTTAGAATTACCTGATTATTCGGCACTGCTGTCATAGACCAAGATGCAGTACTTGATGCACCCACAACATCATATACTGTAGTAATAGTACCAACAATATTTCCAACTCTCAAAGTTTTTGTAGTAGCATTCCAAGACAAAACTTTCATCGAAGCTTCGCCATTGTTGACTGTTTCTCCCGTCGAATAATTTCCTGATCCTGAAGTAAATACCAAGTCCATTGAATATCCATAATCCACTTCAATATCATCGATTGCTGAAATGCCAGTATCGATATCCTCATGACTGTACTCAAACGTTTCACAAGTAAGAGTATATATTGGAAGATTCCCCAACTGATAAAATACCTTTTCGTGTTCAACAAATCTAACTTCAAATAATTTATCATTTAATGGAAAATATATTAAATCTCCTTCATATGGTCTATCAAGTCTTCCTACTATTTCTTCATCTTTCCACCGTCTTTGAGCAACATCTAAAATTACTTGATCTCGTATTTCAAGCCCAAATTGTCCTACCATATCACCTTCACCACTAAATCCATCAGTTGAATCTATATACATTTCTATTATATGTGCTCCTGTAAATTTAGAAGCGACGTCTTCACTATACAAATTATCTACTGCGACTGATGTTCTAGGCAGATAACTTATATCTATTCCATGTATTTTAATCGATTCTTCTACCAAATCGTTCAGTAAATTTTGTTCTGGTTGAAAATCAACATTTTGAAAATATGTAGATACTGGCATTTATTATCCTACTGCAAAGTCGACTGGGAATTGATATTTTCCTTCTAAATCTTGTAACAATATTTCTATATTTGATTTAGCTTCATCTAAAATTCTACCACCATCTAAAGTGGTTCCTCCAGGTAATTGTGTACCTTGATATTTAATTAAATTGTTTCCCCATTGTTTTCTAAACAATTCTGTAGTGTATTGTTTTAACCACATATCATTAAAAACATCCGTATGTGTAGTTGGATCAACGATTTGTACACATTCAGCAACAAGATAATCCCCCACATTAAATTCCTTAGACCAATCAACATCAACATATAATCTATCCTGATGCCTAGAAAATCTCATTCCTGGTTTCCCACTAAATACTTCTTGAAGTACTCCTAAATGTTGTTGTACTTGATAGTATGATACTATTGAAGTTTTGGTCAAATCATAAATATCATTTAAATATAATTGATATCTAACATCAAACATGTTCTTTGTTGATCCACTATCCAAAGGAAAAACGGCTATAACACCAATAGTTGCCTCTAATAATGTAACGTATGAGTTATCAATATCATCTTGTGTTATTTCGTGTTTTAAATATGTTTTAATTGTGGCATCTCCATGAAATTCTTGATACATTTGAAGACCTTCTTCCAATCTATCTTCCAGTTGATCCTCTTCAACATTGATCTGAATAACTGGTTTCCCTAATGCCCTTAAACAATATTCTCTTAATTCTGTTCTTGACGCTGGTTGTGTAGCTGACATAATGTTCCTATAACGGCGTTAATATATGTTATATTAACTATTTAGTAAGGTAAGTTTATGGAAATTTTGATTACTGGACATAATGGTTTCATTGGATCTAACCTTTACAATTTTCTTAATTCATATCATAATATTTATGGAATTGATTACCCAAATGATCTATTAACTGCCCCCCTACCCAAAGTTGACTGTGTAATACACTTAGCCGGTTCAACAGGTGTTAGAGAGAGTCATAAAAATCCTAAAAAATATTTAGATAATAATATAAAAACAACTAAAAGAATATTTGACCACTATAAAGATACAAAAATATTATTTGCTTCTACTTCTTCTGTACAAGATCTTAAAAGTCCATATGCATGTTCCAAATATGCATGTGAACTTATGGCGCCGGAAAATGTTGTTATTATGAGGTTTTTTACTGTTTGGGGAGATTATAAGTATAGAAAAGATATGTTATATGGACTAGCCATAGAAGGTAAATTAGACTATATTACTGAACATAAAAGAGATTTTACTCATGTATATGAAGTTTGTAGAGCCATTAAAATACTAATAGATAAAGGAGTTGGTGGAGAACTTTATGAAATTGGTCACGGAAAACCAATATCCCCCCTTGACTTTTTGAAAAAGATAGGGTATAATAAGGTGTTACCGTTTAGGAAAGTTGAAGGTGAATCTAATATAACTTGTGCAGATCCAACTAAAATGGAAGAATTGGGATGGTAATTGACTACTTTAAAAATGATTGGAAACCTAATTGGAGCAAATATTCTTATAGCGGTTGGGAACTTCTAAACAAAATATCAAATAATGAAACCATACTTGATATAGGTTGTGGTTATAATCTCTTTAAAGGACGTTATGGTGATAAATTATATGGTATTGATCCCGCCAATGACAGTGCAGATGAAGTAATATCTATTGAAAAATTCGATGCTGACGGTAAACAATGGGATGTGGTTTTATGTCTCGGTAGTTTAAATTTTGGATCTATAGAAGATGTTGAGCCACAAGTACAAAAAGCTGTAAAATTAACCAAAGTTGGTGGAAGATTATATTGGAGACAAAATCCAGGACTAAATGATCATCGTTGGAAAAATCAAGAAAATATTACATTTTTTCCTTGGACATTTGATCTGAATTATAAATGGGCAAAAAAATATGGATGCACAGTTATGGGAATGTTATGGGATGACGCTAGAATTTATTCAGAATGGATTAAGGAGAATGAATGTGTTTAACTACTGCTTTATAACCTAGTCCTTCATTAACAAATCTTACTGCATTTTTTAATGTTGATTCATTTACCGCTTCATACATTCTTTTTACAATAAACTCAGAGTCTTGTCCAATAAATACCCCATAATTTCCTAATTTTTTTAATCTTTCTTTTTGAAATTCCTCATCGAACCACGTTTTTGTTGCAATTGTTACCATATCATGATAATATACACTATCCTTAGTCACAAAAAAACTTTTTTGAATACCATCTCTCCACAATCTCAATAAAACATATGCATCATAAACCTCTCCTTTGGGTTTAAATCCATGAGTTTGTTCAAATATATAATCGAAACATAATCCTTTAAGTTCAGGATTTGGATCATCTACCCATTGACCTGTTTTATAATTCATTTGACAATGATGAAACCATATTTCAAGTTCATTGTTAGATAATGCTTTTTTATATTTTGCATTACCTGTATAATTCTGAAAGGTGTCTCTACTTACATTCAATTCTCCATTTACAAATGCTACAATCCGCGCTCCTCCACTTTTCATACCTTTAACAATAATTACTCTATCTTTAAAACATTTCATAAATTTATCCATATCATTAGTCTCTGGACACACCATTAGTCCCGCCGCGAAATGGTCTGGTTCTGATCCACCCCCAGGATTAAGTGCGAATTTTTGTTTATGGAATTTTGGATTATAATCTATCCTTTTGGGAATAAGCATATTACCAGGATGAATTAATATTGGTTTATATTTTCTAAAATCATAATTTCCAACATCTTCTAATAATGTTGCCATAGCATTTCCACCATGACTAGTCATCATATAATTACCGTATTTCAATTTACTTTCAAATTTTCTTAGAGCATTTTTTCCTCTATTTCCTGGGATATATTTAAAATCTATTTGTTCAATATTACCTGATAAATTATTATTCATATGTTTACCCCAAAGCCATGCCCATCTCGAGGTTCCTCCTGGCTTTGGTGAACTAGGAATAACTGCATACATTGTATCAGCATTAACCTGACTGACCATAACCATTGTACCAAAAACAAACAACATACATAATACTAATTGAATAAATTTAAACATAATCCACCTTTACTTTTTTACTCAAAATGACCATCAATATTGATAACAACATTATTATAATAACGAATGGTCTTATAATTATTTCTTGAAAACTATACAAATCTATCAATTGATATGAAAATTGTTCTAATCTTTCACTCAAAATAAATCCCAACAATACCGCTGGCCTGCTAATTTTAAAATGCTTCAGCATAAACCCACAAAATGAAAACACAATAAAAAATATTGAATCTTCTAAAATAAATTCATAAAAATTTGAACTTATTATTGCCCACCATGTAACAAGTGCAACAAATGCTATGAAAAAATATTTATTGATACGAAATATTTTAGATATCGGCCCAGCTAATAATAATCCAAAAAATGTAACTGAAATAGTGCCGACTAGATAACCAATTATTATAGAATTTATAAAATTTTTATCCTCTAATATATATAAATCTCCCATAGGAAATCCAATATATTCCCATAATCCCATCGCGATCATTGCCCATGTTGCACCAGGAATACCTATGAGAATAGTGGGTATTAATGCTCCTGCCTTGCCGGCATTATTAACTCCTTCTGGTGCGACTATACCTTCTGGCGCGCCCTTACCAAATGGAGTTGAAAATACCCTTTTCATTTTTGTCGCTATACTATAAGAAATCCATTCTGAACCGCCACCACCATATCCCGGCAATAGTCCATAGAAAAACCCAATTAATCCCCCAACAAAACCATGTTTCCATAAACGTATTGCATCAATTATACCTTTTTTTATTTGTTTAAAGTCACTATTTTCTTTAACAGATTTCATATCAAATTTACACAATGTATATAATTCTGGAATACAAAATAATCCTGATGCCAATACTGCAATACCTATACCGTCATAAAGATAATATTCCATTCCAAATGTAAATCTTGGATTTCCTGTAACATCAGAACCAATTGATCCTAAACCAACACCTATAATTACTGCTAAAATACCTTTTAATGGTTTATTACTTGATAATAAACTTACACTCAAAAAACTAAACAATATAATAACCCACATCTCAGGAACTTTCATATATTGTAAAATATATTCATATAATGGAAGAACAATAAGAAATGGAACAAACCAAATAATACCTTGTATACCACTAGTGGTTAATGCTAAACTAATTGCGTAAGAACTTTGTCCTGCTTTGGTGAGTGGGAATCCATCGACCATTGTCGCCGCAGAAGAATTAGATCCGGGAATTCCAATATAAACTCCTGAAAAACTATCCCCTATTGTGCACGCAACAACCGCTGCCATAGAAAATGCGACAAATTCATATGGTATATGTGAAAAGTGATTTACAACACTAAACAGCATTATTAGTGCTTTGGTGGGACCTGAAACGGGAATTATACCTATAAATAATCCATAAAGTGAACCCAATATAGTCCACATCAACAATTCAAACATAATTTTTATAATTCTTTATACGGGAAATACTTCTTTAGCTTCATTATTAAATATAGTTTGACAATTATCACATACTCTCTTTGCATAGTCATTTGCATCAGGAATACCTGTCTCACTTATAATATAATGTGCTTTCTCTACTGTTCTAGTCCACCCAATTCCTGCAGGCAATGTATCAAGAGGTTCATCTTTTATTTGGTCCCATCTTTTGTCAGAAAATATAAATGTTTTTTGAAATCCATTTCCATTTTGCGTAAGCTCGTCAGTTACTACTAAATCACCATTTTCTAGATCATCATTTATATTATTGTCAGATGCCAGTAGATACTGTCCTTTGGCGGCGGCGGCAATGTCATCACTGAACATTGCTAAAGCCTCAGATAAAGTTTCAAATGATGAAAAATCTAATTTTGAAAAAGATTTTTGAAAAGTTACAATAAGTCTTGCAGACATTTTAAATTCCTTTTATTTATATGGTTACATTTATATTTATATAAAGTTTAAATTTCTATTCGATTCCATCCGTTTCCTACTACAGGAACTGGAATTGATTGAACAATTGCCCATCGTTCATCAGTCCATGTTCTAGTAATTTTAAAACCAGTTTTATCGACTGTCAATTCTTGTATGTGTTTTTCATACAGATAAGAATTCCAGGAATCATCTATCTCGTCGCCCCCTTTTGCTATCGTCCTAATTTCTTTTACTCCAGCGCCTTCTATTACTTTTTTAAATTTCGTATTAATTCCTAAAGTCTTAGATTGGGAGAGCTCCGCATCGAATGTATTAACTATATGAGGATTCGCCTTCTCAAATGCCATCTTTGCTTCCACGACAGTTGAATAAGTAGTTCCTGTAGTATTTGTGAATATGACTATGGTTGTTACTGACATTTCTATTCTTCTTCGTATATAATATAGTCCTTATATTTGTTGATACTTCTTTTTAAAATTTCATAGTGTTTTTGTTTATTAACCCAAAAATGAGTAAAAAGTATAAATCTATCAGGATCATAATTACCACCATGAGTTGTATCTGTACTTCGTATAACACACCAATCAGTATCTATTGGCATTTTAGCTAAAACTGTTTCTCCATTATTTTTTTGAATATAAGGATTTTTAATATTGTTATCATATTGTATTGTCATTCGATAGCCACATGGTTGTAAACTTTTTTCATGTTTCCATAAATCTGCGTTTTTATCTGGTGTTAAAAAATCAATATGCATTTCAGTAGCTTTTAAATAATTATTAATTCTAACATTAACTAAATGATCAATTGGTAAATTTTTATCAATATATTTTGTTAGAGAAGATTCTTCAATCCACGATGATTTACTATAATTTTTATTTGTTGTAGTAAATTTTTGATATTGAAATGCTTGAGCACCTGTTCCATCATCCGGCGGTGAGTCACCAACAAAATTATCTATAAGATCTTTTTTATATTGATATTTTGGAATGTCGACTGGCATCCATAAAATATTATCAAAATTATTCATATTTCTTTCTTAACATTTTTTAAATACGGTCATAAAATGCCGTTGTTGTCCTTCATCTTCAGTAAGTATGGAATCAACTTTTTCTGAAGAAATAATATCCAAATATTCTTGATCTCTCCATCCAAATGCTGTAAGAGGATCATCATTTCCATGAGCTGATACTGATGCTACCATCATTCCATTTTTTTCTAAAGAATCCGAAAAGAATTTTGCTGTATCTGATTGAAGATGTGATTTGTTAAATCCTCCAATAATTGTTATACATTTATATTTTCTTGGTAATGGAAATTCTTTCATATCATGCAAAATTATGTCACGGTAATTGGTCGCCTCAAATGTATCAATCATTTTTTGATTAACATCATATCCATCTATAATATAATCATTATTATTAAAACCAATACCAATCTGACCATTACCACATGCAACATCTGCTATTTCAGTACCTAATTCAAAATTCTCATTTACCCAATCACATGCATAACGTATAGGACCTTCCATCCAACCAACCTTCGTGCACCAAGTGTGATAATCCCAATCCTTATATAATTCTTCAACACTTTTACTATAAACTTCATCAAGCCAAGTCATATTTTATTCCTTTATAATAGTTGTGTAGTCAAATGCGACTCTCCATAATTCTCTAGACTTATTCACAATATGTGAACGTCTATGTATAGTGTACAATTGATCCATAATTAATAAATCACCTACTTGCATTTATATTTCACTATGTGGTTTAATACTCAATGTTGATATTATTTCATTAGGAAAATCATTTAACAAACTTACTAATTTTGATTTTTGATGTTTCGTTTTTCCACCATAATACAATTTATCAGTAACATGATATATATTATGTGGTCGTTTATATTCTTGAAGTTCTTCAAACCGTTTAGCAAGATTATTAATATCAGCCGATCCTGTATAAATTACATAATGTATTTCATCACGAGAACAACTTGATACCTCATTAACTCCTGGTTCTAGTAATGCTTGAGCCTCTACTAATCCTGTGTAAACTTTTACGCCATCTTTCATAAAAATTACATCATCAAAAACTCTACCATCATAATACCATTTTCCGTTCGCAATTTTCATTTTATCACCATCAGTCATCCAATCATTAAGTCCATACTTGTACCACAATACGCCCCCATCATCTACTTTTAATTCTCCCCAATAATAAGTTTTATAAAAACCATAAAAATTATCTAATGAATCTCCTGGCCTATATTCAGATCTTGTATGACAATCCGCTTCAGTGCTCGCCATTACATTATAAATTACTTTCCATTTAAACTTTTTCTCAATATCTCTAATAATATTTTCTCCCGTATGCCCTCCAGCAAATTCCCAATAATCTACCTCAAAATCAAAATCATCAGGACATGCATCAAGTAATCTTTTTACAGCATTAGGATAAGACGCCACAAGATTTGGTTTCACTTTTTGAAATTGTTCTGGAATATTATCCACTGTTTCATTTATAAAATGAATTGTTCCGCCTGTATAATAAGCTCTAGCTAAATTCCAAACAAGATAGGTTGATTCAAATCCTCCATTTTGTAACATTATGGGTCTTTTATTATTAAAAAGTTCAGGGGCTACTTCTTTCAAATGTCCGGTCATAGAACCCATTGTACACCCTCTCAATGTTTCCCCATTAACATTAGCTTGAGCATGATCCTCATAATCCCAAAAAAATGGCCATAATTCAAATATGGGTTTTACTGTAGTACCACTAGTCATTCCTCTATACATCTCATTGGGGTGTAATAATGTGGGAGGAATTTTGCCCTCACTATCTGGTTCATGTAACATTTTAATTTTATTTGAACGTATAACACAACTGGCATTACTGTCACCAATTAAAGAATTTAATTCTATATTTGATTGATCTGCTGAAGCTTGACTAGCTGATCCACCATTTTTTATACTAGCAAGAATCCATAACATATCATCCAGAGTTTTAACTTCTTCAGCTACTACAAAAACAACATGAGGTCCCAATCCGTGTTTTTTTAAAATTTCAATTTTTTCATCTAACATGTTATGTAAATTTTTCCATGTAACATGTTCTGTTGCTAAACTTATGAATACATCATCTTCATTAAGCGGTGCTTGATATTGTTTTAGTGTCATATTTTCTCTTCAGGATAATACCACCATCCAGCATCTGGTTCATATTTAAATATCGATATTCCCACTCTTTCAGTTTCAATATTTTCTATTGAATGTTCTATACCAGCATTAAACTTGTGCCATTTTTTTTCTGGTATACATGTTCTATAAAGTTCTTTACCTTTGTCCCACCACACAGTTTCTACATTGCTGCCACCTGCTTGTAAAATATAATTATAATTTGTAGTCCTATCAACATCAATATGTTTGGGTATACCATTTCTTAAAATTTGATACTTGAAATTATCACATTCAGGAAATAAATGTTTTAGAAAATTTGTTAACTCATCTTCACAATAATAAATTCCGTATATTTCTTTATTTCCTGGCCAAATATTTTCTTTTAATTTTATTGATTCAGTATCTAAAAAACAAGGTGGGCCCGGTAAATCTAAAAATTCAATCATTTTTTCTTATCTCTATCAAATTTTTAAGAGTTTCATATACATACATTTTATATTCTTCATCTGTACCCTCAAATAAATCACGCATAACTGCATCTTTATTTTCTTCTAATCTTTTTGCATGAGATGTGAGATAATTTGGTCTAAAATCTGACAAGTTTAAATAAGCTGGAAAGTTTGCAGTAGTTTTTAAATAATGCTCAACAACAACATTTATATCATTTGGTATTATTTCTTCTATCCTAGCATTAGGAAACGTTGCTTTTATTTTTGACTTTGTTACATGCACAGGATACATTATATATTTTCCACTTTCCATTATTTCTAAACCACCTCGTGCCTCAAACAGTTTTTCAAATAATGGATAATATTCATCAATATCATTATAGTAAGGTTCAATTACATTAAATAATGGGGGCAACATTTTGCCGTCTATCATTCTATCAAAATGATTTGGAGCAACTAATCTGCGTGATATTGAATATTCATTGATTGATGTATCAAGTGGAACTATACCATTTTCTTTACAAGAATACCAATATACGTCATCATTATCATTAGCAAGATTTCTGCCCAATCTATGTCCACCCGCACCTTGTTCAAATGCAATGAATAAAAATTTATCATGTTCAAATAAGTCTACCATCATAATACATTCTATTATTATTTAAATAAACTAAATCATTTGTATTATACCAATCATCATAGATACACGTATCTCCCCTTACAAATAATTTATCATCTTCAATCTTCCAATCACAATAATACGTATCACCCAATATTGTTTCTTTTCTTTTAACTTCTTGTATTTGATCCAAATTATAAAACACTTTATTGATTGTTAGGGGTCCTATTTCACTCATGCCCCAATTTGCCATAAATGTTGCTCCTTTGTTTACAAATAATTCTATAATATACCATTCAACAGGATTGGAACCACAAGTAATCCATATACCCTTTAAATTTAAATCCTTAAATCCTTTTGTTTTAATAATTGCTTTTGCATGATCTGGAGCTAAATGAGTATGAGTATATTTGTTTATTTCTTTAACAAATTTATAAGCATTAAATTGTTCAACTGTTACCTCTGCACCAATACTAAAGGCGGGTAAGGTTTGTGCCAATAATCCTCCTGCATGCTCCATTTTACATACAGTATAAATTTTAGATTTTTTTGTAATTTGTTGACATTCTATTGCTATCTTATTACATGCCTCTAAATTTTCTGGAGTCCTAAAAATATGTTTTTGTATTCCTGTTGTACCACTACTTTTAACAAAAACTCCTTCGCTTAACATATTCTTGTACATTTAATTTCCATATAGTTTGTTCTGTATGATATAATATAGTATCACATACTTTATCAAGTATTCCTTGTTTTGCTAATAAACCCATTAATTTATGATTTCGTAATGCCTTACCACTATGCTCATTGGAAATATTTGTAGTTATATACAAATTATCTGTATGACAATAATCTATATAAACTGGGATAAAATCTCTCCATGTTATTGTATTCCAATTACCTTTATTCAGGCCTTTATAAGGACTTGCTCCGGGTAATTCACATCCTCGAAAATTAATCCTCCAACCATTTTCGTTTATTTCTGGTAAGGGATGACAACCTCCAACCGCAACAATTTCATCATCCTTGATAGCACAATAATATTCTCCCCAATCTTTACACCATTCTAATTTCATTGCTTTAAAAGAAGAGTTATTTGTATACCCCAAGTCTTTACATTTATCACAAAATATTTGGAGTTTGCTATGTAGTTGATTAGTGATTGGTTTTATATTGAAAATCCCCATGCTCTTTCCTGACACCACCAACATATACCACAATGTCCTAATTTTGGGTCTTTAACATTTTGTGCTTCCCATTCACATGATCTAGTATATACAAATAAACTATCTATTAAATTATATTCTTTATATATTTGGGCTAGTTTCTTTTTATCTATATTAATCCAGGGTGTATATGCTTTATTATTATTACGTAAAACGTCTTTCATAATAGTAGGATCTCTGTCTACTTCTGTAACTTCTTCTATAAATGTATCAGTAATAGATTTTGGTGGATTAGCAGTAATTCCTGTATAGAAAATATTTATTAATTTATTTTTTCTATAATAATCTAATTTATCAAATATATTACTTAATGTTTGATGGTCACAAAATGTACTATGATGTTCTATGTTTATATTTCCGGTTAATTCGATACATTTTTGAATAACATTATTAGTTGTTGTAACATTTTTAAATTGTCTTGCTTTATTTCCAGTAGATAAAATATAGATTTTATCATTAGAATATTTCATTAAAAAGTATAAAAGCAAAGAACTATCAGCTCCGCCGCTACAACTTATACCTATAGGACCTTCATATATTTTTAAATTGACTCCGGATAAATTTAATTCTTTTTTAATTAAATTCATGCCTCTATTAGATTTGTTACTGTTGACACAGATTCTTCTGTTAATTTAATATTCATTATTAATACAATATGATCATTCACATCATTGGCATTAAATATTGTATGCCGTTTACAAGTATTTAAAAAATATAAACTACCATAAGACCAATGTAATACATTATCATATTGATATATAAAATATCCCCCATCTAACGGATTACATACTAGTAAAGGGACAATTAATCTAAAACTATCTATTGTAGATCCCATATTATCTACATGACTTGGAAAAAATCCGCCTGGTTTTAATTTTAAAATATGAGATCTAAATAACCATTCTTTAAAAGGATCACAATATAATTTTAATACATCATAAACAGGTGTTGGTACAATAAAATTAGATTCAGTTATATTTGTATTATTTTCTTTATTATATTCATATAAACTATCTAAATCAGGCCCAGGTCCTAAATTGCCGTCTAAATTAGTTACACTCAATCCCCAACGATTTATATGTTTTCTAGGATTATATTTTGTCCAATTATCATCAAATTGGATTAATCTTTCTAACATAGTCTTCGAATTTTGATATATGTTTAATTTAACTTGATCCCCATATGCTGTTAGAGTATTAAATAATTCAAAACTCATACGTTGTATCTCCTGGCCATAGCGGTAATTGTACACCCACTTTTCTTTTTGGTATTTTACTATCAGCAGAACTCACGCAATTATCAGTAATGCATGGCATAGGTTTGTCAAATAATTTAAATCCAGTTTGAATATTTCCTAAAGGTATATCAGAGCAAGAATATGACCGCTTAATGCTCCCACAAGGCTCGCGTATAATAATACTACGATATCCCGACGAACAGATCCAGCCTTTGAATTCATTAAAATTAAACGCATTAAATCTTTCGGCTTGATCCATTTCATGCACAATCCCTTTCGAATCAATTAACTCTATTTCCATTTGTGGGGTTTGAGACTCATTATGCAATATGTCTAACTGACTTTTAGTATATCCATCTACTACTTTTGTCGCCGTAGGATTAGATTGGGGTTTTAAAGTTGTATGAATACCCCTCTCTTTAAAATATAAAACATGATCTGTTAATGTCCAAAATTTCTCAGGTATCATTACCATATTAATAGTAATTCTTACACCATTATCTTGACAATATACTAATTTGTCTGTAAATTCTTCAATCTTTTTTTCAGTATCTAAATGTTCAAAATGAGCAGATGCGGTTATTGAAGCCCTATCAAATTTTTTAGCATATTTGATATATGTTTCAAACCATTTCATCTTTCTTGAACAGTTTGACGTCATATGTATTCTCTGTCTCTTAGAATATTTATCATCTGCAAGATATTTTAATATATCCAAATATCCAGGATGAAATGTTGGTTCTCCACCAGACAAAGACCAATTAAATGAATTAAATCCTTGTTCTCTCGCCTGACGTTTTATTTCATCTATTGTTGTTAAACACAACTCTGTGGGTCTATGATCTTTCTTATCTGATCTCGCGTATGGCCAACAATAAGAACAGTGATAATTACAAAATCTTCCTAATAACCATGACACAGTAAAGGTATCATGATGTAACATGGTTTTTGTTCCTACAAGTTGTATATCATCAAATGGAATTTTAGTAAAATCATTCATATTAAATATTTTTTAATTCGTGGATGTAAACTTTCCGCAGCACTTGTATTTCTAATTTTGTCTTGTATTCTTGTATGTTTTTTAAAATGATGTCTTAATTCCTCTACACTATTTGGTTTAATAGTAGGAAATACAGTTGGTAAAAATAAATCCCATATTGGATCATTTAAACATGTTTGAACAGGAGTTAATGTTTTTTCTATAAATTCCTCATCTTTAATATTTTCTTCTTTAATTAAATCATTGATTTCTTTTATTATAAATCTTTTATCTTCTTCAAATAAAATAGCAGGATGAAAATGTGGTGGATCTTCACACGCCTGAATATATGCAGCTCCAACAGATGCACGCCCTTCAGGATATCCTTCTTTTCTCATATTATAAAAATATCTTGCCCATTCTTTTACATCAAAAATATTATACATTTGTACAACCATGTTAATTGAAAGATGTGTAAGATTGGGAAGAGTTTGTAATTCATTAATATTTTGTAATACTGCGTTCCATTTGGCATTTGTTCTTATATACTCATATGTTTTTCCTATACCATCTAAACTCGCGCAAATATTTAATTTATTAAATTGTTTAAATAATTGCCAATGTTTATTAAAATTTGTGCAATTAGAAGTGATATTTAAATGTAAATCTGTATTATCTTCTTCAATTAACTTCTCTAAAAATGCTATTGAATCTGGATCTACTGTAGGTTCTCCACCCAATATGTTTAATCTCTCTATAAGTGTAAAATCAATATCAGAAAGAAAATTATTAATATCCATATTATTTGAAATTTTTCCTTCAGGTCTACCCATGTAATATTGATATAACACCGGATGAAGTTCTAATTCTTTATATATTTCTGTACTATTTCCTGGATCACACATACGACATTTTAAATTACAAACATTACCAGGACGAATATCTAATGCCAATGGTTGTTTATCTCGATTTCCATATTTTAAATCTGGAGTAACATGGCCGTCTCGTTTTATAAATTCTTGTCTATCACTAGACCATCCCTTTCTTTCTCGATCACCACATACAAAACATTCAAGCGGTTCTTCCCCCTTTAATAATTTTTCTCTTATTTCCAAAAGTTGTTTATCATTATAAAAAAACTCCTTCAATCTTTCTTTTGCAGGAATTCCTGAAGATTTTTCACTAAACTTTGCTTTCGTGAAGCGCGCTTCACAACACATCTTAATTGAATCTTTTGATGCGTTTACATAAGTATGCATAAATGGGGCGGGACAATGAAATCCCTTTTTATATTTTATTTTTTCATGAATTTCACGTCTCATAAAAATTCCTTAATTAAAAATTTATCTTTTTCTAACCAATGTCCAACTTGATTTACTGGTATTCCTCCACGTCGGACATAAAAATTATCAATATCATTTAATTTATTTAATAATTCAATTTGCTTAGTACATCTATAATATAATCCCATATATACTGCAGTGGGTCGATATTGAAAAATATTACTTAACCACATCAATTTTGTGCCCGAATTTTCATCCTCATCATGTTTAGAAATAAAATTATGAATAGAAAATCTTGAATCCAATAAATCTACATGATCATAATATATGTTTACATTATCTTTAAATTCATTAAACCAGGATAACCAACTCTGCATTCCTCCAAAATAATCAGTATACTTTTCAAATTCGCCTTCTTTTATTTCACGAGCTCCATCCAAAACATCTACACTACTAATAAAATCTTTATAATTTAATCCATTCCAATTTTCATGTATTTGTTTCATCATATATAATGAATATTCATTACTATCAAAAAATACTAATTTCAAGTCTTTAGTATAACCTGTATCTTTTAAAATTTTTAAATGATTAAGTCCGCAAGCTACTGTATAAAATACAGATACATCTTTTATAAAATGATGACAATGAATAGATGGTTTATCTCCTTTAGGTAAAATTGGCTCCGTATTCCAAGGAAGAAAGGCTGAAAATGCACTATCCTTTATAAAATTATAAACATCATATTGATCAGCTATATAAGTAAGAGTTTTTTTAATTTGAGAACTAAATTCTCTTCTTTCTTTTATTTTTGATAATAAAGGACATCCTTTAGATTTCCATTGTTTAACATTTAAATAATATAATTCTTGATCTCCTATAAAAACATCATTATCTATAATATCTTGATCTAATTCTTGTATAAATGAATCATCCTCTGTTTCTAAATCATGTCCAACTTTTATTATTATTGCATGATCAACTGATTTTGTTTTTAAAAATTCAAGAGCTTCAACATAAGTACCAAAAAGTTTAAAAGACTTCTCATATGAAGACGGCGGTGGATATGGATAAGGTTGGGGATTTACTTGCCAATCTAATTCCAAAAACCAATATTCTGTTAAATTTTTATGAAGACCTTTAACAACAGGATCAACATTATTTGAATTGTCAATCCAACAAATAAAATATTTTCTTTTTAATTCCATAATTAATCATATTAAATATCGTTCAAGTTGTGGTGTAATATCTAAAACATTCGTTTTTCTTAATTTATCTGCTAATCTGGTATGTTTAATAAATTGCTCTTTATTATATTTTATATTAGGTAACATCCATCTATCACCTCTTTTTTCAAGATCATCTGGTAACTTGTCTACAAATTCTGAATCTTTTCTATAATGACTTACATCTTTATTAAGATCTGAATATACTTGCTGAAAACATTCTTGTTCTTCTTCATTAATATTATAATCATATATTACTCTCTCTATTTCACTTCTAATAAAATCTTTATGATCATCATCTAACCAATGTATATTTAAATGCATTGGTTCAACTATTGGATGTAGTGCCGGTGGATCTATAAATTCAAATCTACGGCTTTGCTCTATCATCCATGCAACATGATTGTAAATATGAAAAATATTATATACATTTATTACACTATTAAATCCTATACTATTAATATTTGGTAATTCACACGCTTTTAAGAAATTAGTATGAACTCTTTTCCACTCACATCCTGTTCTACAATATTCAAAAACTTTTCCCAATCCATCAACACTAAACCGTAATTGTAACCCTTTAAATTGAGAAAGAAGATCAATAACTTTCTTAGGCCAAACTGTACCATTAGTAATTAAATGTAGTTGTATATTTTTAGCATCACCATGTTCAACTAACTGTTTCCATATTTTTATACAACTTGGATCTATAAATGTTTCTCCTCCAGACATTTTTAACCAACGGACACCTTCAAGATTATAATTATCATATAATCGAGAATTATCTTGATCCCAATCAATAGATTCAGCCATTTTCATTTGCCACGGATTATCAGTCCACATATCCCAATATGTACCTTCTAATAAATCATAATTATCTAAAACTTCCTTTTCTATTTTACTACTCCAAATACTACTACAAGATCGACATTTGGCATTACATAATTTTCCTGGTCGCAAATCTATGTCTATTGGATGGTCATATATATTTCCTGTTTCAACATTAAATCCCATATTATCCATCGTAATACCTTCTGGTGCATATCTGTTTATAAAATCAATTCTAGCACTTTCTCTTTCAGCACCAATTTCTTCATAATGCTTACAATAATTACAAGGATTTGAACCATCTTCTAAAACGGGCCATTCATTTTTTAAAAAAGCTTCTCTAACAGTTTTAATCTTATCACTTGACCACCATTTTTCTTGTTGATTGGCTACAGTATCCCCTTCTCGAATTGCCGGTGTATCAATTCTATCCATAATATCACTCATACAACATAATTTAAAAGCACTATTACCCATACTAGTATAGGTGTGTAAAAATGGTGCAGGGCAGAACACCTTCTTGATTTGCTCTTTCATAATTTTCCTTGTCTTCTTGCTTTTAATGCTTCGCGGATTCCAATTTTAACATACTTTTCATCATCTAAAAAATGCAAACTAGTATCTTTCCATTCTGGCATTTTTTCAAATCCATCCCACATTTCCGTTAAAATCCAAGGGAATTCATGTGGACCTAACGCTACATGCATACATTTTGTTTCATATAATTTAAATTCTTTGCAAAGTTCTTTATGCCAGTTTAAATATTTATTAGGTATAAAATCACATGAAAAATTATTCATTTGATGATTCGCTATATGCGCCATTGATAATGTTAAATGATTATAATCATTTGTTACAGCAATTGTACCATCAGTAAAATTACTATATCTAATTCCTATCCTCGAATGACCTAATCCCAAACTTTTACTTAAACTAAAACACACTTCTTTTATGGCAGGATGATTAACATCTATAGTAATATCATAACATGTACCATACCACGCACAATCAATAAGTACTGGTACATCTTTTTCTAAACATGAATCGAGAGTTTCTTGTAAAAATGGAACTTGATTCCCATTTCCACAAAATGGCATACTAATTATAACCCAATCATTTTTTTGTATTGGTTCTTGAATATCGTCGTGGGGATATTCCGTATCTATAAATTCCCATTCATTAAAGATTCTTCTATGATAATGATATTCCCCTCGATAAAATCTCAATCTTCTATCTTTATATCTAAAATAACTTTCATCAAGTGCTTGAGTAGTACCTATAATTATATGCTTTTGTTTGAATTTGTCTAATCCTTTTATTTTATTTAATTTTGTTGATTTAATCCATGAGTCTATATTTTTTAAAAACTCTTCTTTACATTCCCAAAATCCCGAAGCTTCAAATTCCTCTTTCCAAGGTAATTCACCTAATGATTTTTGAAAATTTGGATCAAAAATTGCGTGGTGCTTATCTTTGAATAATATACTATTCTCTTTTAAAATTCTTTTTTTCCTCGGATAATTTATATTTTTTAAATGTGCATAAATTGGTTCAGCTATCTCAGGTAAAGATTCTCGAAAATTCTGTGATCTATACTTATCAAGTGCCTCAGTACGATCAATAAACTCTCTAATATGATATGATTCATCTTGTGCCCACATATATTTTAAAATAGAATTTAAACAATTCGTTGTTACATCTATTACATAATCATTATCCACAATATTCTCATAATGTTTCCACACCTTTCTCTGTTCTATTAATTTGGGAAACCTTTCTAAAAAACTTTCATATTTAGATTGAACTAATAGTTTTATTCGTTCTGGCAAACATCTAATATTATAATATAATGGATTATGTAAATGGTGCATACTAAAAAACATATGTTTACCATTTATATTAAATCTTTTAAAATTTTGTTCTATTGTCCATTCTATTAATTCAGGAATATTCAATACATTAAAAACTTGAACTGTTGTAGTAAACCATCCATTTATATTTGGAATTTGATCAATCTTATGAACCGTTTTTTCAATTTTTTTCCAATTACTCGGAAAGCGTATATATTCATTAACATCTTTAATACCATCAACACTTCCGCCCAATTCAACAAGTCTAAAATGTTTCCATAATTCAAATGCCTTATCAGGTATATTAACTAAATTAGTATTATAATCTAATGCAATACGCTTAGATCTACCTGTGTCAATAAATTTTTGTAATAATTCATAATTAGCTTTCGCTATAGTAGGTTCTCCACCACTGATATGAATCATTTCAATATTAGGGGCATTTTCAACTATTTGATTAAAAATATCACCACGTTCATGCCAACTATAAGGATCAAAACCATCTATACATATTTGACCTTGTTTATCCTTTTTTAAATACAAATACTTATCATCTGCTGCATCATGTCTAAATCTATTCCATCCAAAAGCATTATACCAATCATCTTTCCAAGGGCTACTTTCTGTCGGTCCGCACATTCTACATTTTAAATTGCACAAATTCCCCAATCTAATATCAGTATGTAAAATAGGTGAAGAGAAGTCAATAGATCCGTCTGATTTTGTTAAATTTTTAGCGTCATCTATAGTAAAAGACTGTAGGGTTTTGTCTTCAACTAAAGGCTTTTCCCACGAAGGACATTGTAATTCAATTTGTCCTTCTCGCAATGCCCTCTGCTCATATCTTCTTCTATCCACAACTCTTCTACTTTGTTGTCCCGCATCTTCTTCCTCATTACATCTTTGACATACTGGATGCCTTTCACCTTTTAACATAGATGATCTAACGTCTTTTAATAATTTACAATTTCTTGCTTCATTTATAGAAGCATTATCAGCTGTCATTATTTCATTATTATCTTTTCTGCAAACTCCTCTAGTTTTTCTATGAGTATTTGCTTGAACACACATACGATATTGTCCATTATTATTAATACTAAAACTAGTCCAAGGGACGGGACAATAACTTATATTATTTGTATTCATTATACAACTCCTTTAATTCAGGAAAAATTATACTAAAATTAAGTTGTCTAATATTTTCTAAATTTTGTATGTATTCAAATGTCTGTGGCAATAAATTAGATTGATCCTCAGACCACATAAATTCAATTAATGATTTTAATTTTTTAATTCCATTTGGTTTTTCCAATACTCGATCATAATATTCAAAATTTTCTTCCAACCATTTATAAAAATCATTATATTTGTCTGAAATTTTTTCTTTATATTCTTTTGTTAAACATTTTACACTTAAAAAATTAGGACTATGTAAAAAATGAATTCCTATCATTCCTCCATGTTCAGGCCATTTATTTATTTCAGAAATTTCATCTTGTGTCAATTTCCATTTAATAAAATCTGGTATGTGCATTATATTAAAAATACTCGCAGTCGTGTCTATATTAATTTTTATATGTTCATTATTTTTTGCAAAATTATTATATTTTATAAGATTTTGCATTGTCGTATCCAATTTACTAGGATATCTTAACCATTCATGACGCTTCTCAACACCATCCAGACTCACAGCAATTTCTACTAATGATAACCTCTTTAACATCGAAAATAATTTATCATCAATTTCTTCAGCATTTGTATTAAAGCGTAAATTTGTTGTTTTTGGAGAATTTTTAATAAAATCCTTAAATTCGTTTATAATTGTAGGTTCACCTCCTAATATATACGCATCTGATATTGGTTGTTCTGATAACTCTTTCCAAGTTTGTTCATTCTTATACCAATTATATCCACCATTTTGATCCTTCCCCTTAGACCAACTTAATTTGTTTTGTAAATCTGAACTTATATTACTATTCTTCATTTTTGTCCAATCCTTTATCCAAAAACTACTATCATCTGGATTACAAGTTGAACAGGCTAAATTACACTTATTTCCTAGTTTTAAATCAACATAATGAATTTTTGCTGGTGCTTCTCCATCATCTTTAGTATGCCACACAATCGAATTATAATCCAATTTTTTCTTCCATTTTTTATTTTCCCAAATACGTTTGCTATTATATCCAACTTCTTCTTCTTTGTAACATTTTTGACATTCTCGTGGTTTATTTCCTTTAATCATTTCTGAACGCACATTTTTCATATAATTGGTATTCCAATAATCTTTCCAATTATCATGTTTTAAATTAACCAATTGACCATCATCTTTTCTATTACAACCTATTTGTGGATGTTCATCATCACTACTACTATTAGCTGTACAACATAATTGCATATTGCCTGTAGTTCTAGTACTTAAATGCATCCAAGGCAAAATACAAAATCCACTATCCTCTTTTTTCCAAGGCGCGGGTGGTGCATTATCTAAATAATCAATCATCTCTGATGCTAAATGATTTTTATATTGTTGATTTCTAATATTATCATAAAATCTAGTTGTTTTCTTTAATTGATAATGTTTTAAATCTTTTATATTATTGACAATTGTATTTTTAACAAAATTCTGAAAGAATTTTAAACGTGGTTTAATTCCTACAACTTCTTTTGTATTTGCTTCAAATTTTTCTAAAGCTAATTTTAATAAATCATGATCAATAAATTCAGAATTCAATTCACTACTTTGTGGTATCATTTGGAAATCAACAGCCACATCTATCATTGCATCAGGGCCATCATGTTCTGAGAGATTTGTATAATATTTTTTATATAACTCGTCTGCCCATTTATAAATATCATCCAAATTAAATATGTTATATGGTTGAGCAACTATAGAAAATCCTACTGAAACCCTGTTTTGTAAATATTCCTTTTCTTTAAAATGACTAAACATTAAATTAACACTCTTATTCAACATATCCCAATTAAAAGGATACCGAATATAATCATAAAGCTTATCAGTACCATCTATAGAAATTCTAAAACGACAAAATTTAAAATGTGAAATTTTTTCTAATAAATCTGAATTAAATTTTGTACCATTAGTAGTTAAATCTAATACTATATTTTTAGCATAATCATTTTTTATAGCATAATCAACTGCATTTAAAAATTTATGATTAACTGTTGGTTCCCCACCAGTAACCTTTAAAACTTCTAATTCTGGTAAAGCGGAAATAACATCTTGTTCTAAAAATGGTTTTTCAGCATGAGATGATAATCTATGAGACAATTCTTTTTTATACTTATTATTATTTTCATATTCACCATAATCAAAATGATTTGGTATGCGTTTACCATCATTGACTTGAATGAGTAATTCCTTTTGATGTTGATCACTACTACCTGCGCTACACATTCTACATGCTAAGTTACACTTATTATCATACTTTATATCTAAATATTTTAATTTTGGTTTTTTCAAATTAAATGTATCAATATTATCCGCAAATCTCCCATTCATGGCAATTCGTAAACTTGCGATTCCCATATCTTCTCTTTTCCAACACGTTGAACAAATATTTGGTCTTTCATTATTTAAAAATTGTTTTCTTATTTTATTCATTTCTGGACTATAAAATGCATCTTTAATTGTAGCAACATTTGCATGTAATGCATCTTGGGATGTAACATCTTTTGAATCACTACCCACTCGTAAATTTTTATTACTGTCACAACATACTCGATACCAACCAGCCACACTTGATGTCATATGTATCCACGGCAATATACAAAAATTTTTTGTAGGAATATTTATGTTTTCCTGTAAAAACTTTTTTGTATATATTTCACCTTGTAAAACTTTTCGACCAAAACTATTATATATTCGTTCTGAATCATCATCATCTAATTTAATATCAGGTAAAAATCCGTACACATATACTTGATCATTTAACTTAGAAATAAGTTTTTTTAATTGCTTAAAAATATTTGAATAATTTTTATGTTCCCATAATGCATATTCATTAGCATAAACATTACTAACCCATATAAATGTATTTCCTTTGAGATTATTAATTTCATTAACCTGCCAACCCTCATAATTATTTAAAATGTCCCATCTCCAATATTGATGTCGCTGTCTATTTTTTACAAATGTTTCCCAATGTTGTACAAAATTATCTAATCCTCCCCATCTAGTACATTCTTCTGTCCATAATTCATCAAATTCTTCAATATCATCACAAAATTCTATTAAACTATCCTCATTATTTTTCAAATCTCTAAATTTTATATTAACCAATTCATTAAATATATCTTTAAATGTTTGTTCTTTTGGATTCCAATATTCTGATAATATTTTCTTAAAAGATAAAGAAGGTCCACTTATATCATAAAATATAACATTTTCTTTTCCTGAATAATTAAAAGTTTTTAAAATATGATTTCCAATAAATCCAGAAGATAAAATTACATAATTATCAAATTGTTTTGGTGCGTTTATTTCTTCTAATAATTCATAAAAATTATTTTCAGGTATTTCTGTTGGATATGGTTCTGAATTAAATGCATATAATTTACTAGAATATCCTCTAGTTGTAAGTGAAGTTTGATATCTAACCTTAGTTTCCAGTTCATTAAGTAATTCTTTATCTTTTTGTACTTCATCTAAATAAAAAAATTCTTTACTTTCTCTTATTTTATAATTAAATCCTTCAACATTATATCCATATTTAAAAACTGTATTTAAAAAGTTCCACCCCCATCCCATACGTGATCCCTTTTCAATTTTTTTCATTTTTAATTTATAATCTCTCGGCTTTAACCATAGAGGTGTATAATCATCATGAAAATCTTCAACACATCTTTCAGGTTCATATAATTCTTCTATTGTCAAAATACTAGAAGTGTGCAGGTCAGGGCAATGAATATCTTTATAAATTTCCAAATTTAAAAACATCATTTGAGGATGTATACTATACCAATTTCTATTCAAATGAATTCTACTTTTAGCATCATTGTCAACAATATGACAAAGCATAGCTGTATTTGGAGAAGCTTCTGCTTGTTCAATCAAATAAAAACACGTATCATGACTAAGACGATGTCCCGGTTTTTGAATTAATGCATATTTCCTCTCACTAGATAATGCATCTTTGATACATTCTTGTAAATCATTATTTTCACTGTAATATATGTTTGCATGAATGTTGGCCAATTGTCCTTGAAGTTTCGATTTTGTAAACTGATCTGCAAGATCAAGTAAATATGGATCATCAATCTCATCTTCCCAATCAGAAAAAGTTCTCCAATAGCAAAAATAAATTTCTTTTTCAGCTATCTCATTTAATACTTTATTAGAATTTAACATTATTATATCCGTTTATGAAATTTTTCCAACTTCTTCTGACAATAGGATTCCAAAATTCTGAATCCATATTACATCCATTAGTAAGAATATGATAACGTGGCTTATCACTATTATTAATACACTCATGGTTCCATACATTAGAAAAAAGCCACGTAGATCCATTATCAATTGGGATATTGCCCCATCCTGATACATGAAAATCACAACCTTTTGGATGTTGAATAGAGAAATGTAGGATACTTGGGCCCATTATATCAAGGGTAAGTGGTTGGTCTTCAATATCTTTATCATTATGTAAAAAAATTGAACCTCCCGGATCAATTTTCATAAATCTTGTTCTTTCATGAGATAATATTCCCGCATGATTTTGCAAAAAGTCTTTTGTTTTTGGACATTTATCCGCAATACTTGTCCAATCATATCTAACATGTTCTAATTCTTCATGATAAACACTGCCGAATTCACCACCAACTCCATGTAATGCTAAACTAGACCAATTCTTTCCACTACTTTCTCTATATGGTATCCATTCATCTAATTGTTCAACTTCATGTAAAATGTCTTCCCAACGAAATTGAAAGTCAAGCATTAACCACGGCAATGCACAATTATTTATTGCGTAACTATAATCTTTATTCATTTTTTTTATCTATAAAAGTGTCTCTATTTTTTAATTCACATGTCTGTTTACATTTTTTAACAGGTTCATCTGAACTCCATGAATTTATAATACCATTAAATAATGGTCCGTCTAATATTTCTTGTATTGTTTGATTATGTAAACTATTATCATATTGTTGATTTAATTCACCAAATAACGTTTTTGGGGAATGCCCCGCCGCCATATTTAAAGATTCAGCATTTACATAACAACACGGTATTAATTCACCTACATGATTTATAAATATCCTTTTTTGATTTCCATATTTACATTCTATCATATTACTTTCTTTATACTATCCAAAAAATAATCCGCTAGCCATTGATTTGACTTTTTTCCAGGATGACTTAAATCTCTTGCATAATCATCATAAGCAGAAGGAAGTTTATTTTTTTCAATGTATTCAATTACTTGTTCTCTCGTAGCCTGTTTTCCATCTTCAACAAAATTCTCTATCATTTCTGCCATCTCACTAATTGATGTAACATTTATCTGTGCATCTACTTTATTAAAAGGTATCTCATAATCATCAGCCAAAAAATAATGAAAGGAAGCCTTATTTTCATAACAAACACCTTTAACAGCATTAATATTTCTTGATGCATTTAATTTATTCATATATATATTTCTGGACATATGATTAACCAATTGTTTTACATATTGATCAAAATATATATCCCCCTCTTCACCCTGATGAGATCCGAACGGATTTGTACAAATATCAAATTCAAATAAGTCAGTATATTCAGTTTTATGTTGAATAAAAGAAACATCTTCCCACCAGTAAGGCTCTTTCTGGAGCTCCAATGTCCAATTAGATTCAAAACCCTTTAATATAAGATATTTAAGTAAATTTTCATTAAAATGAAAAGTACGAGTAATATTAGGACCTAAAAATACTACATGTTTCGGTTTTAAAAGAGGTATTAAATATTGACTAAAAAGATATGCTTGATCATGACTACCTCCTGATAGACCTACATTATAGTTTTTTAATCCCAAAGTTTTACTAAGTATATTAGAAAAACGATCTTTTTCTGCTAAACCTATACCATAAACATAACTACATCCTAATATTAAAATACTATCACCTTTATTGTCAAAATCAAATTCATCAGACCTAAATCCCCAACTATTATGTCTATACCAAGGCACTTCTTCACATTCAGTCTGTAAATAATTTATTTGTTTTTTTGATAATGTATATGGCCAATCCTGGCCATCATGAATCATTTTAATTTTCTCAAATTGTTCTGTATATCCACACATATCCAGTACATATTTGCCGTAACTGGAATTTTGAAATTTATCATATCGCTCTTTATTATCTTGCCCCATATAAAGATAATCACCATTACGTCTATGCCAAGATGTATGCAAAAATGGTATAATTTGTTTTTCTGTAAAATCATGATTTTGTAAATATCCTATAAAATGAGTCAATTCTGTATCATGAACATTAAAATTTGTTAAATCAAATTCTCCATTATCAATTCTTTGACTAATTTTAGAAATCTTTTCTTCTGAACCATCTTTAATAGGGCATTTAGGTAAAATATCATCTTCCCATTCTAAACAAAATCCTTTAGTTTTGAAATCTTTTTCTAATTTAAACTTAGCGTTATGGGCATTTAGATGTTCTTCACTCATTTCACTTCTCCACTACCTGTTCTATGTGAATATATTTTTCTAAATCTTTTAAATCCTTCAACTTTAGACATATTCTCTGCCTTCTTTATTAAATGTTCATTATGATCAAATACAATAAATTGCCATGTTGCATTGCCGCCCGCACCTATAAATGCTCTATAATTTTCCTGCACCTTTTTAAAATTAGATCCAATTCTATATTTTTCCAATGATTTTTGATCTGTTCCATCAAGACCAAAAAATACAGATAACTTTCTTCTACCCAGATCTTCCCAGAATTTAATAGTTCGAGTAGATCCATTAGTAGCAACATTAACATCTGAAAAATCTAAAAAATAATCTACTATGTCTATAAATTCCGGATGAGTAGTGGGTTCATCGACTGATCCACAAAAATTTATAATTTTCAAATTGGGTAAATATCCTTTCGGAATCCATTTTTTTAAATCTTCAAATTTAATATAAGACTTATTAAGTAATGGTCCAACTTTATCATGCATTTCTTGACGAAGACATCCTGGACATTTAATATTACAAAAACTAGTAAGTTCTATATCAATCCATTCTATGGTATTTTTATTCCACATTATAAAAATTGTTCATTATATGCATCAAATCCTATTCCACATTTGTTAGCGCAAACTTTAAGTTTTCCATCTTTAACACTGGAACATGACCAAGAGTCTTCTATGGCTTTGAAAAACGGGCCGTTAACTATTTCTTTTATAGTATGTTTTCTGAGACTGATATTTTCATAATCTCCTATTAATTTCCAAATAGGTGCTTCGCGGGGTTTCCAATACCATTTATATTGTTGTCCCGCTGTCCAACAACAAGGAAACACATGTCCTTCTGCCGTAACAAATATTTCCTTCTTATCTATTGCTTTACAATTAATAGGTGTTGTATCATAATATGCATCCATGCTACCATGTTCAGTAACTAAATCTTTTTCTTTTTTTAGTGCAACATTAACAAACTCTAAACTGGGTTTTTCTAACTTCTGAGTATTTTCGCCTTTTCGATTTGTTGCTTGATGGACGTCTTTACCTTTATGTTGAACAGTCGAAAAGAAACGTCCTGTTTTTTTGACTTGAAATTTTTCAAAGCCCATATCCATCGCCAATTGTCTTGCCTCATCTACCTGATGTTCATTATGTTTAAACACTATAAAATCCCATTTAGCATGACCACCTCGATCAATAAACGCCTTGGCATTCTCCATTACTCTTTCCCATTTAACTTTTTGCCTATATAAATGATTAGTATCCTCTAAACCATCTATACTAAATGTTACAACTACATCTATATCTGCTAAATCTTCCCAAAAATATTCTGGTTTAGCGCCTCCATTGGTATTCATACCTAACCACATATTGGGATTAGCATTTCTAAAAGATCTAAATCCCTCGATTGCATAATTGCTTATGCATGGATCACCCAAATTACCACACATATACATGGAGTCCAACTGTTCTACAAAATGCCAAGGAAACATTTCATAATAATCCATAGAACTTAACATTGCATTTGTGAGATAGGGATTATCTTTACCACCATTTATATTACGGTCACATTGAGGGCAAGCGGCATTACATCCCTGAGTAGGTTCAATATGCACACTTTTTATTTCATCATATCTATACATAATTCTGGAAAAACTCTTTCAAATTGTTTATGTGGTCTTAATCTATTTAAATGTGAAATATATTCTTGAAATTCGGGAAGTCTTTCAGACCAATCTTCATCATCCATGAAATTTAATAGTCCTTCATATCTTTTAATTCCATAGGATGAATTTGCCCAATCATCAAATTCTATATTTTCTACACCGGTACATAATTTCCAATTATCTTCCATCCAAGGAAAAAACTCTTCTTCATATTTCTCTCTAATTTTATATTTTAATTCTTTTGGTATTATTTTAACATTTAATTGTGGTGGCCAATATGCCAAATGACAATTGATCATTCCTGCTCCCCCAGGCCATTTATTTATTTTCTTATATCCTTGCTGAACTTTCCAAGATATAAATTCTGGAAGATAATTAATACTCAATGCCATAATAGTTGTTGCGGTTGTTACTGTAATATTATCATCAGTCTGATCCATTAATTTTAAATTCTTTTCAATAATTTTCCATCTACTAGGATAGCGAATATAATCATTATATTTTCCCCAACTATCTATTGAAAAATGAAATATTACATGTTTAAATTCACTCCACAATTTGAATAATTTATCTGGTAATTCGACTCCATTTGAATTATATCTTAATTCAATTTTAGAAGCATAGCCCATTTCAATTACTTTTTCAAGTAAAGTATAATGTTCCTCTATTATTGTACTTTCTCCTCCGGCAAAATACAATTGATAAATGTTGGGTATTTGACTGTATAAATCTTCCCAAAAATGAGGACTTATTTTATGCCAATTATACGTTCCTCCATCTTCATTTTTTTTCCATTGACTAGTATCTTTTAATCTTTCATTTTTTATTTTAGGATAAAAATCTAACCATTCTTTATTCCATCCAGAAGAATCATTTGGAGAACACATCACACAAGCTAATTGACATTTACTTCCTAATCGTAAATCAATATATCTAAGTTTAGGTTCAACAGAACCATCTTCATTTGTATTTTTTATCAATTCATCTAAATCATAAATTTCTCCCCATTTATTAGTTTCCCAAATTCTTTTGGGAATATGACCAGAATCCTCTTCTTTAAAACATTTAATACATTGAGGAGGACGTTCACCTTTCATCATCATTAATCTAGTACGCTTCATATAATCATTATTCCACGCATCTAATAATCGAGTAGTGTTTAAATTAGCACATTGACCATCCTCATTTCTTATATTTGCCTTTGTTCTTATAGAAGAATTTGGGTCTTGAACAGCAGACGCATTCGCAGTACAACATACTCTCATATGTCCATTAGGTCTTGTTGATAAATGTATCCACGGCAATGCGCAGAAAGTTGGGGAAGGATAATCCATAAATTGTCTCACTAAATATTAATAACTATAATTATATTTATGCTACTAAAATATGACTAATTTTTTTTGTTTGAAGTGGGGAAATAAATATCCTCCAAAATATGTGAATCGATTATTCAATTCTTTAAAAATACACTATAATAATTCTTTTAATTTTCATTGTTTAACAGAAAATTCTAAAGGATTAAATAAAGATATTGAAATAAAACCAATTCCTACAACATTCGATGAATTTCCAAGAACTCAAATTTTCACTTCAGAAAAAATGTGTTATTTTGGAGATTATGCTAACATGTCAGGTAAAAAGGCATGGTTTGATTTAGATATATTGATTCAAAATAACATAACAAAATACATACATAAAAATCATCCAAAACCAAAATTTATTTGGAATTATTGGAGAGATTCATCGGCCTCAAAATTAAATTATGGATATTTAACAACTCCTATAAATTCTTCATTTGTTGCTTGGGATAATGATGCTGGATATGAAATGTATGAAAATTTATTAAAAACAAAAAAGGAAGCATTCTTTTCATATCCATCTTTCGATAAATTCATATTTTATCAATGTCATCGCAAAAAAATGGTAGATTTCTGGCCTTCAACCACTGCCTATAATTACAATATAGGTGCAAAATTTCCAAATGATATGACTCCAACAGAATATAAAAAACGTTATAAAATATGTCTATTCAATACTTCACATAAAGCATGGGCAAAAGAACATGAACAACATGTAGAATTACATGATGCACAAGGATGGGCAAAAGAATTATGGGAAAGTTATAATGTCATCTTATGAAACTTTATTAAAAACAAAACATAAAAAATTTAAATATTTAATTGAATATTCTAATAATAAAGATGTTCAAAAAATATCATGGCGAGTATTTGACGAAATCATGATACATTATGAAGAAGAGCCCGTACATTTTTTATGTAGTTGGTTCTGTCATATAGAAGTGGATGATTTTGAATTATTCGGGTATAAGTGCTATTATTATGATATAGATCCTATGGTATGCAAAATTAATAAATTAATAACAAAGAATGTTATTAATAAAGATGTTATATTTGATGATGTTAAAATAGAAGACGGTATAATTGTAAACAAATATTGTGAAACATGTTATCCTGTTGGTAGAAAGTTCTCAGGAAAGTTTGTTTTAGTTGGTTCTGATAATCCACATCTATCTTGTATTAATCCGATAAATAGTTGTCAACAAATTATAGATCAAAATCAATTAACAACAATTCATTATAAAACTGAAATAAAAGGTAAACATAATTATTATTTGGTGGTAGGATGCAATCAACTATAGAAAAATTAAAAAAATTTGAAGATAATATTGAAAAGAAAAATCAAGAAATTAGAGATTCTGCAGGAAATATTAGAAAAACTATTGGAAAATTAAAAAATGATGTTAGAAAAACTATTGGAAAATATAAAACAAATGTTGGAAAAAATAAAAAACATGTAAGTGATACCACAAAAAAAATTAATAAATTACCATATCATAAAATAGAACAATGGATAATAAACAATCAGGTTGGTAGTTTAGAAAGTTATCAAGATTCTTTATCACATGGACAATTATCTTCAAAACAATGGTTAGTTGACAAATTACCCAAAGGAAAAGATTTATATCTTGAAGTTATTTCAGACGGAACGCCAACTATTTTAGGATATACACAACATTTACCTTTGGTCAATAGTGAAGGTAATACTGACCCATACCCTGAATCATCTTTATATATTGAAATTATTGGTGGATGGTTTGGTTGTCCATTAATAGATCTGTTACATTCTAAATTAGAAATAAAAAAAATAGACTTTTATGAAAAAGATGAATTATGTAAAAAAATATTAGCACAATATCTAAATCATTTTGAATTTCCCTTTGAGATTTCTATTTTCGGAGATTTTTTTGAAAGAAAAGAAATTAGACGTAGAGATTTAATCATTAATACCTCAGGAGAACATATGGAAGATATTATAAAAATGAAACATTATTTTAAAGGAAATCCTGTAGTTGCTATACAATCAAATGATTATTTTGGATTAGATGAACATATCAATTGTGTTCATAATGTTGAAGAATTAATTGAAAAAAATCAAATTAAAAATGTGGTATATAAAGGTAGATTAGATTTTCCAAAATATACAAGATATATGACCATAGGTCATTGGTATGTTTAAATACGCAGTCGCATGTATATGTGTTGGTGACAAATACAATGTAAAAGATATAAAACGTCTAGAAAAAATGGTTTTTGAAAATACCACATATAATATAAACTTTCGAGTATTTGATGAACCAATTCTTCCCAAATGGTGGACTAAAGTTTTATATCATTCCCCCATGATAGAACAATTCGAAGAAGAAGTTGTATTAGCATTTGATTTAGATGTTATCATTAAGGGCAATATAGATAAACTATTTGATTGGGTTGAACAACAAAATTATCTATGTGCATGTTGGAGTAGATGGAGAGAACATATGGAGAATTTTGAAAAGCGGAGGATACAAAAAGAATGTTGCACTCCTTATAACTCCTCTATATTAGGATGGAAACCAAATAACAGTTTAAAAGTATGGGAAGAATTTGAATTTGAAGATATTGAAAAATGTGGTGGATTTGATATATATCTTTGGATGAAATATCTTGATCCCATTCGTATACCAGACCATTTTTATTATTCTGCTAGTCATTCTAATTATCAAGAATTAGATTATCCAATAGCCCTTTTTAATAAAGGATATTCTGACGGACTAGAAAAGGGGGAAATATATTCTACTGTTCATTGGACTAAAAAATATATCTAATACCAAACACCATTAGGACTTTCATGTACTAATCCTATATCCTCTTTTAAAACTTCATTACAAAATTCCACATCTTCATGAAGATCATTATTCATCATAAATCCAACTGAAAATCTATTACAATTTGTTCCCGCACAATGCCAAGCATATTCTTTATTTTCTTCAACATGATCTAAATGACTAATAATTTTCAAAGATTTAATATTCCATCCTACAGTATCTTGATATTCTTCAATTTCTTTTGAATCACCATAAATTCTAGAAATACCTGCACCCGTTTCTGACCAAGAAAATATTATATTTCTGCCTGGGATATTCGCATTATGATGCCATGCAACATATCCATCAGGGGGGTAATGTTGACATAAAGGACTTCTTCTTGCTCCCACTAAAGAAGCTAATTTATTTGATAATTTTAAAAGTTCTTCATGAGGTTCAGAAGCTTCCAGACCAAAATCATTTGATAATATATGTGTAGGCCCGCCAGATCCTGAATCACCTTCCATCATATTAAACAAATATTCATCAGAAATAGCCTCTTCTTTTGAAATTATTTCTCTTTTATTACTATCTTCAATATTTCCATCACTTTTAATAAAATCGAATATAAAAGGTTCAAATAATTTTAAAATTTTTAAAATATCTTGTGGTATATCTTTTTCAATCATGCCAACCTGTTCCTTTGGGATAACTTAAAAATACAATATCTGAATAATTAACATTTTCTATTTCACAATCATATCCTGGTGCTGTAAAATTCCATAAACAATCATCATTTTTTATTGTATTAAAATACCAATTCCATTTTATATCATTTCTGTACCATTCATCTTCTTTATCACATAACATTAAATGTAATGGAAATTGATCCCACATTTCAACAGGACCTTTCTCATATTTAAAATCCCATCTTGAATGCCAATTATGCTCCATCTTCCATTGCCAATTATTCCACCATTCCTCCATAAATGTTTTCATTTTTTTATTATTTTTCCAAACAAAAGCACCACCATGAGGTCTTTCTTCTTCATGAATGTTCCACCAACATGCTGATGCACAATAAGGTCTAATTTTCGTAAAAACTATATCATTATCACAAAGTGCATCAAATACATTATTTGCATTGTCTGATAAACAAACTACATCAGCATCTAAAAAACATGTAATATCATAGGGGGTTTTTGTTAATGCCCACAATTTAGCCCTGATTGTTTTAGGAGCACCGCCAATAACATTGTCAAATATATGATTTCCTGGATCTAAGATCCATTCATTGTCAGTAACTAATGTGATTGGATATTGTGTATATTCTTTTATGCTGTCGGCGAGGAGTTGTGCCGCAGTAAGAAATCTTTTATTTTTGGAAGCGACAACAAGAAATCCATTATTCATTTTCTTCAATTGCTGGTTTGAGAACATTTCCCCATTCAGTAAGACCATGAATTGGATCACTGATTGATTTTAGTAATAATACAGTAACCCACGCATTTAATTCTACAAGATTTGTTGATTTTCTTATTTTGGAACGAAGAATTTTATCTTTAGACTCTTTCACTTCTGATATTTCAAATGCTTTTAATTTTGTATCAAATAATGTTTTTAAATCATCTTGAGCTTTATCTGATTCTTCTTCTTTTTTTTGATTTATTATTTTTCTTTGAGAATGGGCATGTGAGAAATCATCTATTTCTTTAGGAGTAAATTTTTTGAAAAATTCTTCCCAATGCTCTGTTCCTACAGAGGTTTGTATCGAATATGTATCATCATCATTTGTGTTTTTTAATAAAATTGCAATAGAGGTTTTTTCAGAATTAGTCCAAATTCCTTCAACCACTTCATCACTAAATATCATAATTTATCCTATTATATTGTATTATCCAATTCTCTTATAAAGATTATAAGTGGTTATAATGTTAGAGCTACCATCATTTTGAATTGTAGCTCCTGTCCAATACCCAGTATATTGTCCGGTATATTGTCCGCTATATTGTGTAGAATATTGTCCAGTGTAATATGGCCCGTATCGAGCTCCACCAAAGTTTCCATATTGTACTCTATATTGTCCTGACCACTGACCAGTATATTGTCCGGTATATTGTCCGCTATATTGTGTAGAATATTGTTGATTTGCTACAGAACACATATAGTCAGTAAATCCACCAACTTGTGTCCAAGTTCCAGATCCAGATGCTGATCCCGTTTTTATTTCATAATTTCCCACATTATTTCCACCACTGCCTCCAGTAATACGATTCATCCAATGTGCGACTAATGTTTCTATTTCCGCATCTGTCATTTCTTGAACATCTCCACCAGTTCCCTTATATTTTACTGGTTGTTTGCTTCCCACACTACCTGTAGAAGTTTTTCTCCAAAGATAAATATTTGTGCTGTGTGAATCTTGTGCGGTTGTTTGTGCATAAGCTGCATGTTCTCCACCAGAGGGGGCATTAGTTCCTCCATGAACATCTATCCACGTTCCTCCTAATGAACCTGAGGGATTGCTTGCTCCCAAATAATATGAACCAACTCCCGTATTGGCTCCCGTTAAAACATATACTTCTTGACAACATCTCATAATATCATCTACCAATTTAGCGGTATTCATTTCTTGTAAGACGCCCGATCCTTCCCAAGCTAAAGGCCATACTTCTCCTCCTGTGGCTTCTGCGGAATTATCATTTGCGCGAAGACCATATGAATTGACTGTAGAAGATCCACTACCAGTAGGATGATACCCCACAGCATCATCTCTTTTAGTATCAATGAAGTGTCCTAAATTTCCAGTTGTAGTTGTTGATCTTAATTGAATGTTTCCGCGTTGTGCATCAGATTGGTCACTTGCCCATTTTGCTAAAATAACAGGAACAATTTTATCCTTTATATTAGCATCTGTCATTTCTCTTAAACTGCTGTTACCTGGGTCTAAATCTGATACCCACAACGGTCTATTATCACCTGCCGCCATATTTTATCCTTTATTATGGTCCTAATCTTGTTCCTGAGGTATTGAATACACCAAAAGTAACCCATTGTGCTAATCCATTTCCGTCAGAATCTTGTAACAATTTATATTGTGCGGGAGATCCGCCTGAAATTGTGACAGTATTAGATAAAGTTACAGTATTTCCATGTCCCATTGTTATAGCTACATCTCTACCCAATCCACCAAGAAGACCACTATCAATAATGACTTCTTGTGCTGCATTCATTGTAATAGTATCTTCTGCTTCAGAATTTTGAATAATATTTCCGGATAATTTAAGCTTATCAGCAGTTACTTGTACGGTTCCGTTTACAGCATTATCAATGGTTTCCCCGTTGCCAAATGTAATAGTATTCCCACCAAATGATACATTATCACTAATTTCCCATTTGGTTCCTGTATCATTCCACAATATACTATGATCAGTCGCTCCATCATTTACTTGAATACCGGCACCAGTAGCAGTTGCTGTAGTTTTTGTCTCAGCATTTGATAATTCAATAGTTTTGTCTGTAACAACAACTGTCGTCGATTCTACTACAGTTTGTGTACCTTGAATAGTTAAATTTCCTGTAATAACTGTATGAGCCGCCGCCAATTGTAAATGAGAAGCACTTAGTCCAATTTTAGCTGAAGTTTCGGCTATGATTTGAGATGTATTAACTAATATTTTCTCATTCCCTGCACTAGCATTTCCTGCATAAATTTTTATTTCATCTTCATCATTACCCCATCCTTCATGGACTGTAATTTTTGTATCTTTATCTTTATCTGTTAAATCACCAAATGATACCCACTCCGCATCATGATATCCTTCATATTTTCCTAAAGTTGAATTATATCTAACTTGACCAGTATTCGGACCATACACTCCCGCGGGTCTTTGAGCAGTGGTTCCAACAGGAACGGTCATATAACCAGTAGTGTTGAAAATCGTGTTTCCTGTGATTACCTGATCACCATCGATATCAACTGTTTGTGATAATTCATAAGCTCGTGATGTCATTTTTATTATTCCTTCGTTTTATTTTTAGTAATCCAATTGTCGATGGATGTCCAATCGACCCAATCTTCTAATTGATTTAATGCTTTAAAGGTCATATTTTGTAATCCTCCAAAATTAGGAGAAAATAGATCATTGTCTATCATATCACCCGCATCCATTTTTGTAATATCTAATTCTATAATACTATCATTTAATATATTTATGTCATTTAATGATTCTTCGTGCTTACTCTGATCAACTGCCCAAGTATTTGTAGCTGGGTCATGTGTTCCATATTTACTTAATATTTCTGCTCTATTATTTAAATAAATTTGATGATGTTGTTTAATTGCTCTTGCGCATATAAACAATTTCCAAAAAATTGCAGTTTTTTCTACATCTCGTTGTAAATATGCACTTGTGTGAAAATCTTTTGTCCATAATTCATTTATAAAAATGACATATTCTTCATCAGTAAAATATGCATATCTAATTTTCACATTTTTATCATTATTTACAACTTCTTCTTTTTTTTTATTACTCAATTTCTTCCATTAATATTTTATATTTTTTACCTGTCAAATTATTTGTTAATGACAAGTAATCGCTTTCCTCGACGACTTTCCAATCGCCACGTTCATTTTTCAAATTTAAGTCAGAAGTATATATGTTAGCCCATCTTAAAGCAGCACTTCCCATATCTCTCGTTCCATTAGCATCAGGTAAAACATCTGAAGCGAAATAACCTCCAGACATATCAATATTCGAGTTAAATGTCGCTAATCCTGTAAAAGAAGATGTAGTTCCCACCAAAAGATTATCTTCAATTTCTATTGCTCCACAATGGAAATTTTCATAATCCGCTATTGTTACATTTCCTGCTGCTGATCCATCATCTCCTACACGACATGTTGAAAATTCATCTAAACTTTCATCCCAAATAAATGCCGTATTTCCAAGATCATTAGTTCCTCTAATGAATACAAATCCGGTATCATAAGCATTATTTGTTGGTACTGTTGAAAAATTATTAAGAACTATAAACGGATCTGTTATAGTCATAGTATCAGATTTAACTTCAGTAGTTGTTCCTGTAATATGTAAATTACCAATAAGAGTTGTGTCTTGACCTGACGGAGTTATTGTTAATTTTCCATCCGCAGCAACATCAAAAGTAGTATTTGCTGCAAAACTATGTTCTAATTTTAATTGAGTCGTCTCAAGTCCTCTAACGTGAAGTGTAGATTCAGGAACTTTAACACCAACGCCAATTCTATCATTATACGTATCAACAGCAAATGTCGCGTTAGCATGTGATGAGACATCAACACCAATATAAGTATTAGCATAAACAGAAGACCATCCAGCTGTATTTGCCCATCTACTTTTAGTGTAAACATCAGTATTTTCAAAAGATGTCCACGCCAAAGATTCAACTATATTACCCACTGATTGTGCTGGAATAGTAACAGTAGTTCCGTTGGTCGATGTCACCAAACTTTGATCAATTTTTACTCCCTCACTAAACATCTCTATTAATTGAGGGGTATAACCGCCGTTAATTGTAAAAACTGTCTGACTAGCGGTTGCTACAAATCTCTCTCTTGTCATTGCCGCTTTATGTAGATCTGATGCAGCCATTGACATAACATCTATTATATCGTCTACTCCAACGGTAAAGTTAAGAAAAGTTATAGCACTTCCTAATGTATCAGTACTATAATCAGCAGTATCTAATTTAATACCGTTCACGAATACTTGTACATAAGACGGATTATATAGTGCACTAACTGAAGTAGTTGAGTCTGCGGGATTTGCAATTCTTGTATTATATACTGCTGTAGAGGGGGCGAGAGTATACCACGCTGCAGCGGTATTTGAATAATATTCCATCTGCCCCTTTGCACCATCCATCTCTTTATTAAATCTAAGCATGCCATCTTCAAGATCAGTTGACGGTCTCTGTGCTGTAGATCCTGATGGAACAGTAATAGAAGTCTCACCATCTCTTCCTAAAATATTATGACAAAATACGTTGTTAGCCCATACTGATTGTACTCTCTGGTCTGTTTTTCCTATATGAAGTTCATTTCCGCTACCGGACCAACTACTTGGTAAAAAATATCCATCATCAGCATCAGCTCCAATATACCATCTCTCTGTTCCTTCAGTATAAAATTTAATTTGATCTTCATCACCGCCATGAGTAGTTTCGACGGTTATTTTTGTGTCTTGGTCTGAATCAATAGTTCCACCCAATGACATAAAAGTATTAGAAACATGATCATAACCCTCATATCTGTCTAATGTTGTATTATATCTAATTACTCCGCGTAAAGAATGATCTGCATTTGTGGTACTAGATAGATCTGTAATTTCTGGTCTATCTGAAGTTTCACCAGAAGGTATTTTTAAATGTGAAGTTGTGTTTGCTCCAACCGTGTCCCATACATAAAGGTTTTTCCATCTTTCTGAATTATTACCTAAACTAATTGCAGTATTTGTTAAACCAACTTGAGGTAATGGTGTAAGATCTGCAGCAATGTCTGCTAGTATTGTTACAGTATCTACGTCTGGATCATCACCTAATTGAATATTTCCTTCTGCTTTAACTACTCCTGCTACGTAAACTGATCCACCGACATTTAAACTTTTTTGAACTGAAACACCACCTTTAAATATAGCAGAGCCTGTGGACATACTTGCTGTAAAATCATCACTTGTGCCGTCTGTCACATCTCGTAAACTATTGGAGGTTATTCCACCTTCTCCTGTTGTATTAAATTCTATTGATCCATTTGCTATTAAATCACCAATTCTTATTCCACCATTTCCATCATCATCTCTTCTTACTACTGTATTTGCGATACCTGCGTCTGTTCCAGCATTAACGTCGGCAATGACCAAGTTGGTCTGATTACGCCACGTTTCAAAGGTATCAGTTAAAGCTACGTTTGCGAATGAAGTTGCCATGTGTTAATCCCTAATAGTTAATAAATTTTTTAATTTCTAATATTTCCGCTTTTATTTCAGAAATTTCCGTCTTTAGTGTATTTATCTCCGCTTGTCTACTGTCAGCTTGCCTTTTTACTAATCTATGGGCAGTTAATGCATCTATATCATTTCTTAATATTGCATTGCTTTCAGTATCTTTCAGAAATCCTGGAGCGTCTGTTAAAATTTTCATGAATCTAATGCTACAGCTCTTAAATCCTTAATTTTTGGTGGATCTATATTACTTGAAGATGTTAAAACAACTTTTATTGCAAAATATTTAAAATCTTTAAAAGTTGTAGATCCAACAGTATATGCAGCAGAATCATCTGCTGTTTTATAATTATATGTTAAGAAATCTGACTCATTTGCAGAATATACACTTGAATCGGTTTCTTGTGTCATTTTATTCCAATACTTATCATCAAATGATTCAGAATCAGTTGAACTAAGTGCTTTATAATAAATATTAATATTTGAGGTACTAGGTTTATATGCTCTTATATATACTCTAACATCTTCAGCATCAAACCCGTCTTGTAATGTTACTCTTCTTGTTATATACCTCGCTATTCCATTTCCACCTTCTCTGTCCGTTTCTGCTGAAATTGTTACAGATCCAGTTGTACCACCAGACAAAGTAGCGGTAATATTATCAAAATATCCACTTCCCTCCGCTGAAGCATATGCATCTGTAATTATTCCTGTACCATCTGTGACTAATGTAACTCCCGCTCCCGTTCCTGTTGTTCCAGAAAGTGTGATATTACTAGTACCGTTTGCATATCCTGTTCCTCCCGCAACTACAGCCACATTATTATTACTAATTCCACCATTGTTAATATTATTTTCAACAGTTATTAAATTTAATCTGGATATATCTATAACTGGTGAAACATCTGAATTTGTTGTGGACATTTTCACTTGTATTTTCATATCTGGATCAGTACCACCATCATATTTACCTGTTCTAATAGTTTTTCTACTATCATGCTTAATATTTTTATTTGATGTAAATTTAGTAAAAGAATTATCTCTAACAGCAATATGAGGATATGCTGCATTTTCAGTAGTTGTTTGATAAAAATAATCTATTACTGAATCTGAAAATTTTAATTCTGATGTACTTAATTTCATCAAATCATATGCCGTATTAGCTGTTCCATTTGAAAGAGGATGTGGAATTACATCAAATTGACACAAATTAGAATTAAAAGATGTTAATTGAAAAGAACATTTTTGTGTTTTAAACATCAAGCTTCTATTAGTAACCGGAGTCCATTTACTAGAATTATTTGTAACAAAAAAGTCTCCAACTTCAGGGCCTTTTCCTGCTTTTGTATTTGTAGTATCACTGTTAGTTACTATATTTCCTTCAACAGAACTATAAACTTTATATTTTGGACTATTTGTCATTAAAACAATAGCGAATTCGCCAGGTGGTAAATATACTGGTGATGGAAATTTAAATGTCGTTCCACTTGATGATTTTGTTGTATCAGGAGAAGAAGAATCAACAGTTATTTCATCAGGAACAAGAACTTTTTCACCAAATGGTAGGACTTGAGCAACGCTTGGTGTCCCATCTGTCATTGGTCTTACTTGTACTGTTACAGGCAAATAAGTATCCTTTTGTGAAAAATAGAATGTAACAGTTCTTAAAAACACTCCATTTGGATATCTAGACTCATCTATCACTATAGACTGTGCCATCGGATTCACAAAATTCGAAGAAGAACTTTTATCAGAAACAGCTGATTTTGTCACAACAGCGGATCTAATATCTTGTCTTCTCACTAAAGAAGATCTTGTTGAAATTATACTTCCATCTGATACAGATTCCATACCTTTTATATGAAATGTTTTTTCAGCTACAGAATTAGTTTTAGATAATGTATTGTCAGCTTGATCAGTAAGTCTTACTAATCTTTCTCCCATTCTAAATTGTCCAGCTGTAAATTCAAAATTTCCAACTACAGTACCATTTATATCAGATTTAAGATTATTAACATATGCTGTTGGTACGGCTGATAAAGTCGCATTTGCTGTTACTGTTCCACTCGCAGAAACATAATCTGCTTCTACAATTGTTGATGTACCTGTCGTAGTCCAATCACCAATTGTATTCGCAAGCATTAATGTAGTATTTCCCGTATAATCTGTATGAACCAATGTTCCAGAAATTGAACTATTCGCACTTACTGTTACATATTCTCCCTCATTCGCTATAAATTCTGAGTTTCCTCCGTCAGTAATGGATAATGTCACTCCAGTATTAGCCTGCCCTGTTAAATTTACACCATCTACATATAAGTAATGATCAGTACTTGGTTTTAATCCTTGTGCTTTAAATATAACAGTTTGTTTTCTATTCCATGAAACAATAGTATCATTAACTTGTTTATTGTTTACTGTTTTCTTAACTGATTCTGGTTGATCTTTTGATAAAATCCCATCTCTTGTATTTTGTTGATCTATAGTCTTGGCTGATCTATCTACTTTAGTAGAAGATGTTGATTTTTTATTCGCTTTTGAAACATCATCATTATTAATCTCTACACCACTCCAATTTTTTGACCAATTGTCCCATTGTGTACCAAATCCATAATTATATTTACCAGATTCCCAATTATCACTACCTCCAGTTAAATTTATTAATACCTCTGGGCGCCTTCCATCATAAAACCATGTATCACTAGGATTTGACATAGTTAAAATTCCATTAAACATACCAGAACCAAATGGATTTACTTCTTCAGTCGTTGTTGTAGCGGGTTGATCAACGAATCCCGTGTCTGTATAAGCAACAGAAACCAAATCTCCTGTTTTCATTATATTCGCACTATTAACATCAAGTTTAAATTTAAAATTATCAGATTCAAATGTCGGTCTTAAAAGTGTTTGATCAAAATCTATCGCTATTCTATAATCATCATCTAAAACATCACCAATTGCATGTCCCGCAAATTGGTCTACAAGTATACCATTCTTAAATCTCTCCACTCCACCATCTGTAAATATCGCTTGTTCCTTTGCATCTTTTTCCAAAAATGAGAGAGATGTAAAATATTCAAGTTGTTCAACTCTTTTTTCTATTTTACCAATATCCCTCATAGTAAATCTTTTATTTTCAATATATTGTAAATTTACATCAGTAACCTCAAATGTATATTCAGGAATATCTGCGATATAAATTGTCATAGAATCTTCATCATCTGCCGGAACAATAGGATCAACTGAAGGATTTCCTTCAATTACACCAAATTCCCTATCTTTTGTTACAACAATTTTATCTTTTCTTGGTAAATAAAATTGTACATCTGTCGTTAAAACAACATCTGAATCTGGTAATCTTGGTAGAACTACAGATTGATTAATTGTCGCAGAATCTAAAGCAAATGACGCAGATTCATCACCATTTGTTCTCTTTGGTCTAAAATCTAAACAATCTCTTAAACTTACTGTTTTTCCAGTTATAGGACTTGTGTATGATGGGATATCAGAAAATTCTATGCCCGCAGTTGCTCCAAGATAAGTATCTACAGTAAATGGGCCGTCTGCAGCCTGATGTACAAAATAATCAAATACCGCCACTATTGGAACTGCTGGGGCGGATTGACCTGGTTTCAATTTAACAAATCCAAAATCATATAAATTATCTCTCTGACCAGTTTCAAAATTATATTTGTCTGTTATATTATTAGTATCACCAGCACTTGCACATGCTGTTGTAAACAATTCAGTAGTAAGGCTTGCAATATCAGTGTCTGGAGATTTAACAATTGCTTTCAAAGATTTTACATCTGATGTTCTTAAACTAATCGTCGTATTAGCATAATCCGCGGCAGTAGTTGCTTTATATTGTCCTAATCCTCTTAAAGTTGTATTAGTATCACCACTAGTAAAGGATGTTGTATTTGAATTAACAATAGTTTTAGTTCTAAAGGTAGAAGCGAGAGGGGATAATGAAATAGCCGCAGTTATTGTGGCAGTGAAATTATCATTATTTCCCACACCTGTATCTAAAGCCATTGAAGTACCAGCTGCGTCAACTGAAGAGGTGGCACCAGCACCAAAATTAATAATGTCTCCAATGTTACGCGGACACAATGCACCAATACTCCCTGTAATAGTACACACAACATGATTAAGTAAATCTGCAGATCCTAAAGAAGCACCCTTACCCGGCAAAAACACTCCGCCAGTTTGAGTAATAGATGCAAGACCATTATTAAAAGTTACACTAAAAAATTGCTGTTTTACTGTGTAATCAAATTTAGAAGAGACAAGAGGATTTAGGGTTTTTACTACTGCTTGTGGTAATTCATATATTAAAGAACTTCTATCAGTATCAAATATTTTAGTAAGACTATTTGGATCTAATTGATCAACTTTACCAAATTGTGAAATGTCTGCATACTTTTCAATATTTCCAGAACCATCTGATTCTATAACACTTTCTAAATATTTTGCGGTAAAATCAATTTCACACGTATCACTAACTCCAATATCTGCTAAAAATGCATTTGCTAAAGTAATAGTATTTCCTTGATGATCTGTGATGAGTCTTGATACTCCATCATTATAACCACTTGTCATTTTAATTGAAGCACCAGCATATGCTAAAGAAACATTAGTAGATTTTGTAGAATTTAAAACAAGTGTTGTTCCTCCTGCAGCAATACCCGTATGAACATTAGATGTTATACTTGACATTTTGGTATCATACAAATATAAATCATAAGTACCATTTGTTGCCCCAGGAGTACCAGAAAAATAATCTAATTGTCTAGGTCTAGCAGTTCCTATCTTTGATGTATTATATGTTGCTGCGGAAGTAGTATTGATATTTACTGTTCTTACACAATGTAAATCTATTGGTGCTTGTGTAGCGACATTAAATGAACCATTCGCACTATCAATTCTTAAATTGTTTCCAAAATTTGTATTCATAACAAATTCTATCGCATTGTTAGTGTCTCTACCCTTTCTTATATCAGCATATTCTACGGCAACACTTTCATAATCATATCCTCTTACATAAGCTTTACCTGGTTCTAGTCCAACAGACAATTTATCTAAATTATGAATATATTGTGTTTGTCCTGATCCAATAGCAGAAGCAACAGTCATATTCTCATCATCTGCGATTGCCGTAACTGTAGTTGTAGCAGAATTAAAAGATCCATTTGTTAAATAAACAGAATCACCAATTCTAAAATCTTTTAAAAATTTAGATTCAAGTCCAACTATTGATGCTGTTGTACTAGCTAATGTCCATCCACTCGCATTTTTATGAGTATTTAAATTAGCCAAAAATGGTTTAACAGTATAGTTTCCTGATTCATCATAAGTTCTTCTTGCTAAAGTATCATCTAATGCAGAATATACTGGATATTTTACAATTTTTGTTGGAAGGCCGCTAACAACTCTTAATAATTCTATAAAATTTTGTTCTGAAATAGTAGTGAGTGACTTTTTACCCAATATTAAAGCTATTTTATATCTATCTGCTCCAGGTGCATTAACGTTAAAAGATCCTGAAGCATTATCCAATAATGAAGAATCTGCGACATTATTTGTAATACTTTCTGTTATCGTTAATCCAACTTTATATGATGGTGTCGTTGCAAATTTTTCTAGAACAATGGTTTGAGCATCAACTGTAACAAAAAATCCGTTTATATAATAAATTCCAGCAGAAATACTTGCAATAGAACCATCTCCTGTAATGGTTCCGGCATCTGCGGTTTGTGCACTTATACCAGTACTGCCTGCAACATGTATCGTTGCTGATGTTGTAGTAATCGTATCAGAACCAGAATATACTCCTATTAAAACGGGAGCATCGCTACCTTCAGCCTCTACAGTAGTAATTACATCAAAGGTAATTGTGTCCGCACCACTAAGTTGAATTTTTTGATTTGCGAAAGTTGATGCAGTTTCAGTTGATGCTAATCTAATATAACTAACGTTAGTATTTAAATTAATCTGTCCACCTGTAACAATACTACCATCCTTATAAAAGGAATCGCCCAATCTAGATATTTGATTTTGTAAAATTGTCTGAAGTTGTGTTAACTCTCTAACCTGAAGAGAAACTCCAGGTTGAAATAACATTCTAAGAAATTTCTTAGTTTCATCATAATCATCAAAATAAGGACTTTGCTGTAAAGATGAAAGTAAACTTAATGTAGCCATGAATTAAAACTCTATTATTAATTTGATATCTTCGGTTTGATCTGAGGCTCTTACAACAGGAGACCTATTTTCCACATACAAAAGTGTTCCAGAATATGGTTTAAATTCTCCAGCAGTTAAAGAGGTGACGGTAGCCGTACTTCCATCACATGTAACAGTTTCAGCGTCCTGGAATCCTCCCGGCTTGCCAACAATATCAGGACCTTGATTAGGATTTGTCAAATTTGAACCAGTACCTGCCGCAGTTCCTAGTAATCTATTTGCATTTGTTGGACCCAAAGACATTGATACTAATCTCAAATCTTTTACGCCTGATGATATATCTAATTCATCAACAATTCTTCCTATTGCGCCTGACGTATTTCCTAGAACATATCCATCATCAATAAAATTTGAACCATTTATTGAAGAAACCCGCATTGTTACAGCCTGAGTCCCTGCCTGTGCCGTAAATCTATGTGTTGTATTAGCTGAAACAGGATTTTTTATTAATCCAACTTTTCTAAAATCATTAGTTACTGGAAATTTACCACTCTCACTTTGTTCTATTCTTTGATTAATCATGATAAAATTTCCCCCCAATTCTTCAACAATATCATATGCATGACCACCTAACGGGCCAATTCTTGGTACAACCACGCCACCGGAACCAGTTGCTCCTGTACCAGATTGTATTACTTTAACTTCTGCAGTGTTATAACCAGTACCTACTTCTCCCGCAAAAACCGCACCAAGTGTACCAGAAGTTCCCCCCTCTACACATCGAGCTGTTGCTCCTGTACCATCACCATAAACGGCGAGTCGAGGTTGAACTGTAAATGATCCTGTTGCAACTCCCGCTAATGCAGTAGTTAAGGTAAATTGCCCTTTGGAGTTTCCTTCATCATATACATAAGTATCTATTATTCGAATATCATTATTAATATAAACTGCTGAACCATCATAAATTCCATCTGTAGAATTAATACCCGCTGTCGCAGTTTCAAAGAAAGTCGTAGTTGTAGAACCTACAGTTGCTCCGGTAAAAAATAAATAATTTGATCCTGCGTCTGTAATATTATAAACATCTACCGCACCTTTTACAGAATTCACCTCAATATCATATTGATTAGATCCATCATCCAAAGGCATTCCCGTAGATCCCGTTAATCCTATAGAATTAGCATTTCTTAATGTCTTACAAGGAATATAATTTGGTGTCACAAATTTTAATGCTTCAGCTGCAGTAATTGTATACAAAAACTTCCATTTATAATTATCCAATCCATATTTGTCTTCAATCGCGCTGGCCTCTGTACTAACAGAAGTTGGTACCGAAGTTGATGTTGAATTATTAGCATTATCCATACATTTGTATACATTAAAATCCGTAGTCATAACATGTATTGGGTTTGCAGTATTAGAATATAATGTATCTACATCTTCCTTATACATCGCATATACTGATCCTGAAGTCCAGTTATTTCTTGGTATTACATGTGAAGTATATGATTGTGTAACTTTTTTCGCGGCAATCATGGAGTCCCAAGAATCATGAGTATTTTCAAATACACTATCTCTTGGTGTGGGTGGAGCGTTATCATCAGACCATGCCGTTGTATTACCAATATACAAATAAATATGATCATCCAATGTCGTTGAATCTTCAGAACCTGAAACGTCCGATCCGCTCCAATCTATAGTTTCACCCAAACCTTCTCTAAATTGTTTAGCTTGATGAGTTCTAAATTTTCTTGTTACTAAAGCTGGCATTTTTAATTCCTTTATTATAGTCTATGTTTATTTATGTCCGTTTCATAATGGAAATATTCTCAACTCCAAATAATGCCGGAGTCTGTGATGGGGAATATGCCCAATTACCTTGATTAATTTTATATCTTACACATTGGTCTAAAGTTATTTTTCGAGAAGCTATTGTATCAATTGTATGTAGTTGATAATCTGTCGTAAAAATTGGATTATCGACAAAACCTTTCGCTGCTCTGCCCTCTAAGGCTAATTCATAAGTCTCATCACCCATTAAATCTATTTTTCCACCGCCGGACGCGGTTTCTAATAATACATTTTCATTTAATCCAATATATTGTCTATCAAAAAATACTTCAGTATTAGCAGAATAATTTGAAAATTCAACATTTTGCAAATCATTTGTTAAACTATCAAATCTATAATCACTTATCTTAAAATCTTTATAATATGACCAATGTTCTGATGATAAATTATCTATAGTAGATTGAGTAATAAGTTCTTTTGACAATCTAATAATTCTATATGGAACATCATCTAAAACTGTTACTCCTGTATAATCTTTTACTGGTGACCCATCTACTTGTAATAATATTCCTGTATCTGCCGCGAGGTCAATATTATTTATTATAAATTTTTGATTATTTAATGTTATTGAAGTATTACTAAATTCTGGAAAACCATCTATTTGAACGATATCATTATTACGCAACCATAAATCTGTATTAGTTTTAATTTTAATATAACTTTCGACCACTCTTACTTGTTCCGTGTGTGAAGCTGACGCCGTAATCGGAATTGTAAAAGCTGTTCCGCTAGTTTGTGTTATATCTGTATTAAGAATAATTTTATCATTTATAAAAACTGTTAATGTACTAGGTTCATATGTTTTAGTAAGTGTGTGAGATGTTGCAGCAGAATTGATTGTTTCTCCAGAAAGATCAAAATAAGAAGTTTCATATTTTGTTGTAATACCATCATTTGTAGCCGCGTCTTCTTTTATAAAATATGTCTGACACAAAGACCAAAATCTAACATCATCATATGTTTGTTCTAAAAAGGATTCTTTCATTACCTGTTCTGTGGTCGCTGTATGCTTAACTTCACATTTATCTGCCTCACTTAACCAAACACCATCAATTCTTTCATCATCTGATCCTGTTGTCCATTCAATATGAGACAAATCAAATTTTGGTTCAGGAACAGGCACCACTATAGGAATATCAAAAACTAATAAAAAGGATCTATATTTTATATTTTGATGAACATTTGAATTCTCAACAGTATTGACAGTTGTTACTGGATCAGTTTTAAACAATGACAGATCTAAAGTATTTCTCATAATTACTTCACCAAACATATTTAATCCTGCTGGATGAATTGTATTTAAAATTAAATCCCTAAAAAGTTCAACTGATTTATCTGATTTTATAACATAAGAAAAATCTTGATAATATACACTATCTTGAAGCTTCTTTTGTGAACTACATTGACCATCCGCCCCCGCATAAAACCCAGGATAATATCTAACAGAATCCATAATGAGTGAAGCATTAGCAAGACCATTTCCAAAACCAGTAAAATCAAACGTTGGTGGAATTGGAGTTCCCCATTTATCCGTGCCATATCCTGTTCCAGGATTATCAATGCGGACTGATGTAACACCTCCCCCCATAGTATCAACAATAAATACCGCATCCTGTCCTATAGGATAAGATCGACCACCAGTTGAAGGATATCCATTAGTTTCTATGTAATTAAAATTAGTATCTATTGAAAGAGTTGGCGTTGATTGATAACCTTTTCCATAATCCATTATTTCTACAGTTTCAATTTTACCTACCGTAACATTTGAAAATGTAAGAGATTCTAATGTTGATGTATTAGTATTTGAAAGAAATGTGGCCGTGTGTCCCACATTAGCAGAAATTCCCCCGTAATCACCATTTATTTCGACAGAATTTGTATATGGATGATCACTTTCAATTTCAGAAATTAATGTAGGAGTAAATGCAAATCCATCTTTTCTAAAAGCATAAACAGTATCATCTGAAGTAAAAGCCAGACTTGTATCTGCAGATGAATTTGCGGTTGGTGCATATCTAATAACCGTATTACTCAATACTTCAACTACAACTCCCCTCTTTGTTGATTGAGACGCATTATTCTGTATAAAATAATTTGAAAGTAAAAATTCCTCTCTTATGGGAATATCTGTTTCTGAAGAGAGTGTCATAACATGAGTATTCGCCAATTCAAAAATCTTCTCATTACATTTTTCTACGACGGAAAGTGAAAATTGATCTAATTCTGTAACTTTCGCTCTCGCGCTCTCCGTAGGAAGTGATACTGTATTATCAAAATCTACCCAATCTCCTACTTGATATCCTGAACCGACATTAATTCTTCGTAAACTTGTGACTTGATCCTCTGTAGTACTACCGACTTTTGCAACAACACCCACACCAATTCCACCAATTAAAGGAACAGTTTCCTCTTTTGTATATTGTCTACCCTCAGTAATCATAGTGGTTGTATTTGCGTTTGGATTAGAAGAAACCATTCCCAAAACTGCAGAGTTTGCATAAGAACCATCATCGCTTTCTGAAGTTGCTTGAACTAGTTCTCCTATCTTAAAACTTCCAATTTGATTTTTTAAATATAACTCTGTAACATACGTAGTAGATACTTTATTAAGAGCTAATGAAGTTATAAATGCACTCGATCCAGTAGTTTGCCCTACTATAGTTCTACCTAAAAATTCACGATTTACAAATTCATCATTAACATGTAGGGTTATATTTCTAATCCAATCTCCATGAGACGGTTTGAGCATATCAACTTTTGGATAATAAAAGTCTACGCTTTCTGTTGACAATGCTGCTCTAAAGAGTGTTTGATATGATCTTTCATCACCCTTTTCCATGTAAACTTCTTTAATTTTCGATGCGAATATTTTTTTATCAATATCTAAATCTTCTGGCCAATTTTCAAAAAATTCATATCTAAAATTATAAAATAAATCATTATTAGGAGATGGAAATTCACTCCAATCAAGAGCAACCTTCGAAGCATTTAATGGATTTCTTCTATAATGATGTATTGTCCCTGTCGCACCATTACTACCAGTTATAGTTTCACCAGCTTCAAATATTACATTATTAGTTTGTGACACATACAAGTATACTCCGGTTCCCAAATTCGTAGAAGTATCTATTGATAATATCTTAGCAGTAGCACTGTTCGTATCACTTGTAATTACTTCTCCCTCAGAAAATGCACCAGTATTCGCGCTAAGATGTACTTGAATTGATTCTAAAAACTGATAATAACTTTTTAGAAACTGGACAAACATCGCGTTTTCTTTTCGAAAACTAACGGGAAGCTGATTTTCTACAATACAAGATAAATTATTATTAACTACAGCCATTAAAAATTACCTTAATATGTTGTTGTGGTAGTTGTTGTTGAATTTGCGGTGACACTTCTTCTTTCTAAAATATTTACGTCTGTGACATTAACTGTAATATCACTATCTAAAATTTGAAAAATTTGTTCTCTTACTGGAATCATATCCTCTTCAACTGGTTCAAAATATACGTGAACAATATTATTTGTAATAGCTTGTGGTGCAAAAGCTACTAATATTACTTGTCCTGAAGTATAATCAATAGATCCAATATTATTTCTTATTATAGTTTTTATAGTACCTGTCATTCTATAAACTCTTATAACTCCATTATAATCTTCCATTTTACATCCACCATATAAAGTGCCTGCTGTATCTTTATATGAAAAACTTGAACTAGATATAGCACCCAAATACCCATCAAATGGATGTGCTATCGCATTATTAAAATAAAATCTATAGGTTACTGCCGTAAGCAATGAGGGAATAAATGATGTATAAATTTTAAGCGTCATAAGACTATTAGTAATAGATTCATCTGATTTATCTATTTTTGTCAATAGTTTTGAAAATTTAAAATTAGTATCAAATAATCTTAAATCTGTGCTATTATAATTCTGCACTGTAGTTTTTACTTTTGCCGCAATCGCCGATGAAGATCCTGTAGTTAAAGCGGAATCATATTTTACTGTTATTGTTGGTTGAACTTTATAAATGATTGGGTCAGTTATTACTGGTTCAATTGCTACCATTTTTCTATCAGACAATAACGCTATAACCGTTTTTCTTTGTGCTGTTGTTAAAAATTCCGCACCTTTTGGTTTTATCGCAATATACACTTTACCATAAACAGGAGTTGCGGAAGTTTCTCCTCCCCAAGACTGTATGCTTTCCGCATCTGGAAAATTTGCGAATATTAATGCTTTATAATCTTCTACTGTTACCGCTCGTCTTTGAGAAGAAAAAGTTTTTGGTGCATTAAATTTTACTGATTCAATCGATTCTCTTTCCGCTCCACCATATGCCGCGGTTGAAGTTGATATGGTAATATTATCAAATCCTCCTATTGCATCTAATGATTTAAATGTTGTAGCTCCATTGGGTCCTTCTCCATTACATACTAATGCTCTAACCTGAACTTGGTTTCCATGTGTTAACGCTCTTCCAATAGATCCATCACCAAATTGAATTTCATATCTACCATTAGACACTTCTGAAGTAAAATATATATTTGCTGTGCCAGATATGGCTGTAAAATCTCCCGCCTTTTCATATACATAAGATGTTGCATCAGATGGAGATACTTTAACAGTGACTTCTGCTGTCGATATATCCACATTTGAATTTGGTAACACAAATCTTTGTTCTTTATCTGAAGTATCTTTAGTGAATGTATATACTGAAGGGACTCCCTCTTTTACATCTATTTGTTTTACATAAGCCCCCGCCAAACTTCTATCTATTTGAAATGCCTGTGTTGTAGCGAACACATATTGTTTTCCTTTAATTGTTGAATTAAATTTTGTAAATTTATCACATGTAACAAAGGATGGGGAACCCGTCGGCACAACAGTAACAATGATTGCCGCACTTGCTCCAACTTGAGATCTTGGTGTATAATTTAACATTGCAGCTTTGGATGCAACTGAATTTCTTATAGAAGCACTGCCTAAATACATTTCATTCGCTATCATATTTAAATAAAATGAGTTATAATGTGTATTATAAGCCAAAACATTAAGAATCGTATTTATTCCTGAAGCTGTAAAATCATAACCAGAAAAAACAGTCTGATTACCTAAAAATGATTTTAGATTATCTTTAATTTGAACAAAATCTAAATCTGTTACATCTAATTTTTCTGTTGACATTTTATTCTATTTCCAAAAATTCTGTAATAGTTATTGTTATCGGTTCTTTAACTGGTTTTACTGTGATTTGTACACTATATCCATTTTGATCTGGCCGTGGAATACACATAACGTTTTGAAGATCAACTATACCGCTTCCATTTTCTTTAATTGCATCTGTAATGGTATTTTTAATTGCTTGTGCAGTAATATCATTAACCATTTCAAATAAATGATGGCCAATATCACAATAAAATTGTGCATTAAAAGGTACTTCATATCTTCTTGTTTTTAATAAATGCTTTATTCCCTGTGCAATAGATTCTGTTTTATTTTTAATAATAACATCCCCCGTCAAAGGATGTTTTGCGAAAGTTAAAGAAACGTCTGAAATCGTTTCTGATTTATTTATTTGAGTTTGGATATCTTTTTCGAACAGCCAATCTCTTTCTAAGTTTCCGTGTGTATATGCCATAATACTAATATTTATATGTTATCTAACTAAACTATACTAAACCCGCCGCTTCTAATAGTTTTGCGGTTTTTTGACTGCCATCCCCTCCTAAAAATAACATCATACCATAAGTAAAATCTATATTTTCTGGTGGTGGATTACCAGCGTTAATTAATTTATTCCTTACTCTCTCAGTTCCACCATTCGCAGGAGGAATATAAAGAAAATATATTCCAGCATCAACAATTCCTATTTTTATTAATGCTAAAAATTCTTCCATCAATTTTAATATTTTTACTAATTTTGGTATAATTTTTTCTTCAATAAATTCAATCAGATCGTCTATTTTTTTAATTAAACCTGAACCTATTCCTTTTAATCCTTCTAAAAAGTCTATTAATAATTCTAATATTGGTCTAAGTGCGGGTACTACATCCTCTACATTCATGCTCCAAAAATCAGGATAAACTGATTCAGGTATATTTTCCTTTTTGAGTGTATTTTTATTAATTGCCTGAACAGAACAAACTCTTGGTGCGGGAAGATTAGCACTACCTTGATTTTTCCAATTAGGAAGCCATAGATATCCATCCAATATAGCTTCAAAATGTCTCAATAAATCAACATTAATGTCTGCAGCATTTAAACCTGATCCTTCTAATATCATTTGTGCTGCCCATGTACTTTCTTCATCTGTCAAATCTCCCAATTCATCGTCATCATAATCCGGCTTATCTGGATCTTGGTCATCATCATCATCAATAACTAACTTGTGAAGAAGTTCTTCCCATAGTCTTGCTCCTTGTGGATCTGGTGCACCGGTTAATATTGGTTCACCGCCGCCAGCACCACCTCCATCAGTCACTACACCAAAAGCTGTAGATTGGGTAGTAGCCTCGCGTAAGCTTTGAGCATCCTCGCTCCCAACATTATCAATCTTTGCTGTTCTTTCTATTTCCTTTGCCGCTTCTAGTTTTGTTGTTAGATTTGAAAGCTCTAACTCCAACTCTTGAATTTTATCTTCAAATCTACTGTGAGTAGATGCTATCTCCAAGTTCCTAAGTGCAATGGCTTCATCGAGTTTTACTTTTTCCTCTTCTAAAGTTTCTATTTTAGTTTGTGAGGATTGTTTGTCCTCCTCAAAGCCATTTATCTCTACTTTCAGTTTTTCTATTTCCGCGTCATAATATTCTATTTGACCAGAATACTCTCCGGAACTGCCATCTTCATTTCGGCCTTCGACCGCGGCTGTTGCTGTTTCTAATGTTTGTGAAGCTTTTGATTTTTGGGATTTTAAGCTTGCCCACTCTAGGGAAATATCTCGATAATGTTGATCGTCTCGATATAATTTTTCTTCAATCTTCGCTGGAGTCGATTCTTTAACACCATATTTGTAAGCGAGGACGTCTGCTTCACTAAATGTCATTGAATTGCCTATTCTCGACATTTCTACGTCATAAGCTTGCTGAAATATTTCTTGCCGTTTGGATTCTTCGTAGTCGCGTACCTCTTTCTCTATATTAATTAAATCTGTTTCTAAACTAGTTAAATTTTCTTGTGCATTTACTTGTTTAGATTCTGATTCTTGCACAGACTTCATTTCAGCTGATAGCGTTTCTAAAGCCTTATCTTTCTCCTCTTCCCTTGTTGATATTTCTGCTTCTTTTTCTAAAATCCTAGTCTCAGTACGTTCTATGCTTGATTCTATCTCAGCAATTTGTTTGTCTTTTTGAACTTTGTCTGCTTCATGTTGTTGTAGTCTATCTGTAGGAGCTCCTATAGAGTGTTCAGGGACTTTTAACTGTCCTATTTGAGTTTTAATTTTCTCGATTTCCGCCTTAGTAGTACCAACCGCAGATGTTGCAGCAAGTACTGAATTTTCCATATTCTCCACTCTTTGAGCCGTTTCTTCCTGACTAAGTTTCCTATGATATGTTAATTCTTCCTCATATCCTCCTTGACCAATCTTATCATTATAATATTGATATAAAGCTACTTGTCTACCTTTCGCGCCTGAATCATGTTTCCATCGTCTCATCGCCATAATTCGTTTCATTATATCTTCTTTTTGATCATCCTCACCAAACACCTTTGTACCGTTTTTTAATACATAAGAATTAAAAACTTTAAATGCATCACCTCCTCCTGGATCAGGTTTAGTGGGCTGTCCTTCTTCATCAATTACTCCAAGTCTATTATCAAGTTCGACTTCAACCAAAATATCTCCAGGTCTAGTATTTGGAAATATAGTCTCATGTAAGACATCAATTGCTTGTTCATATCTCTCTGTTGTTCCTTGAGTAAAAAGATCTACACTAGCATCTGCTGCAGTAGCACTGACTCCTGGAGTAATATGATCATACCATTCCGTGTTTGATGTTTCATCAGTTCCACCACTCGTCGGAGCTTCAAATTTTGTTGCCGTTCCAGATTCAAGTATTTGCATTACTTCGCGAGTTCTTAAATTTTTAAAAAATACCTTATCCTCTTTATTAGAATTAATGTCAATTCCTCTTCTTCTAAATTTTTCTTTATTATCACTATTTGTTCCTATTTTAAATATATCTCGTTCTGCTTTTATGCTTGATTTTTTTCCGGGCTTGATTGGCCATTTTTCTATTGGCGGATTTGTCATGCCAGGATTAGGTGCACATAAATTTGTAACAATAATCTTTTCTTCTCTTAAAGCGTCTAAATCATTTGTCAATTCTACAGCTATATCAAATGCATCTTTAATGGGTCTTATATCTGCAAAATAGTTATAAAGTTTAGCTAATTTTTCTACTATTTTAGCTGGATCTGATGTACCAAGAATTATTACTAATGCTCCAGCTATTCCATCTTCTGATATTACTGGCCTGTTCACATCACCCTTATCATCAAAGGCTGCGTTCATTATTTCTATCATTTTACTTGGTTTGCAGATTTGCATTTCTCCCCCAAGAGCCCAAATAGAATCCGGATAAGTAATATCATGATACCCATCACCAGATTTCTCTAAAACTGGTTTTCCTTGAGCTGATCCAGATACTCCAGGTATTTCTCTATTATAAAAAACCTTTCCATTCCAAATTACATAATTTGTATGATTATTCACATACATTTCCCAAGATTTTTCATGAGGAACACCTGGCCTGTATGGTTGATTTCCTTCTGCTGCCTTCATATCATCAATATCAACAATCGGGTAAGCTGTAAATTCAATTTTATTCGTAAAGGGATTAACGTATATTCCTGATATTGCTGCTTTTTTTATTCGAAGATTTGGTGTTCTAGATTTGACATTATAGATTGATAATTTTGGATTTTGACCATTGATAAAAATAGTATATATTCCTGACCCCATAAAATCGTTAATTTGATTTTGAATCTTTGAGATCATTGCATCTAAAATTAAAAATAATGGATTTATCGACGCAAGAAGAAAAGCCTTATTTGCCTTCAACAATAACTGACCAGTTTCCATTGCTTTTTTATATGCTGATATCGCCTCTGTTACATTTTCTATCAGCTCTGGAAAAAGTTGATTAGTTTTAACACTTGCCGCTAACCAATTTCCCTCCTTAATAGCTTTTTCCCGCAGCGCTCTTTTCTCTTCTGAACCGCCCTCAACTAAACGACTAACATTTCCACCTTTTCGAAAAGTCATTCATTCTCCTTCTTATTTTCTTTTAAAACATCCACTTCTTTTTTCAAACTAACAATAGTTCCTTTTATTATATCAATCATAGATTCTATTTGATCAGCCATTGGATTTGGTGGCAGTTCTTCTTCTGTAGTTTTCCATTTATCAGTTTCCATAATATTTACTCCTTCCTTTCAACATATCATATTCATTTCTTTTATCTCTAACTTCTTTATATTTAAACTGTAAAGAGTCTGCCTCTGCTACAACTTCATTAATTAACCCTATATCATCACCTAAAGCAACATTTACCGCTTCATATATTGTTCTTCCATAAGGAACCAATGTCCCTGAAGCTTTAGCGGGGAGAGCTGAAACTCTTATACCAGGTTCAGTTCCATTAGATGATTGACCTCCACTATAAGTGGGATTTCCAATTCTAGCATTCAATTCTGTCAATCTTGTAGACATTTCAGAGTTACATGTATTTAAATCATCTCGTAAGGCATTAGCATCTGTCATACTATATGCTCGACCATCATAATTTTGACCATGATAAGTATCCAAATCAGTAAATTCTTGTTTACAATTTCCTACAGCGGTATCAAATGTTTCCGCCGCCGTTTTCTTTGCTGCATCATATTCAGCTCCTGTTGAAACTTCTAAAAGAGGATCTCTATAAGATACTAATCCATCTAATGTATTAATTTTTCCTTGTACATATGGATAATCATTAGACGCTCCACCCTCATCTCCATTTATTATATGTTGAATATCATTCTCCAAACAATCTACTTCACTAATAGCATAAGTAATAGTGTGTCCATATGCGGGATTGCCAAAAGGTCCTCCGTGGCTACCTGAAAAAGAATGTGCTTCTATCAAGCTCGCTGAATTTTTCCAATACGTGGTATCACTAGTATATGTTTCTGTTGAATTAGTATTAAGGCTTACACTATCTGCAGATCCCCAAGTGAATTCTGAAGAATATGTACCCCAATTCCCCGCATATCCTGCATTAGTGGGCACGGTTCCTGCATTTGGGTGTTCTTTATTTTCCGCATGGCCGGAAGTAGAAGTTACTGTGTCTGTTGAATTAGAAGCACTGTTCAAACTCCCCGCCAAACTTGTCATTGCGGGTTGTAATTGTGGAGTGAATGTTGCTTGTGGTTCTGTTCCTCTAGCCGTTACAGTATTTGGTAATGCAGTAACTGTTGGAGTATAATTATGAGCTCCCACAAATGGACTCACCAAATAAAAAAAATGAGCACTGAAATCTATCATATATCGATAATCACCAATCAACGCTCCAGTAGTATCTTTTCTTTTTTCTTCATATTTTACAAACCTTCCTGCAAATATATCTTTCATTCCTAATCCAGTCGGCTGTAATCCCCCATCATCATAATTATCTCTGGCGCCTTGAACGGCAGGAAAAAGTGGATTTAATACGTTACCACCATAATTGCCCGTATCTTGTCCTACTTCTGAACTGGAGGAAACTAATTCTGTAGAAGCTGATTTAAATAAATCTAAAGAACTTGATTTCGCCGTTGGAGGATTAAATACACTAAGAGCGGTTTCAAATGCGGATTTGTCCATAACTGTTAAATCTTCAAATGATTCATTAGTTCCACCATAATTTCCATCATCATCACCAACAGGTTTCCAGGATGAATCAGGAACCATTCCCTCAGGAACAATTTGAGCAATTGCGAACATTGTATTTTCTTCTCTTGTTGGCATAATTTGTTTTGATGTAATCTCTAAATTAGTATATACCTTATCAACATTATCATTAAGTACTACCACATTTAAATCTGTATCAATTGCGAGTACAGTAAGATTAGATGTCCATGCCGTACTTGATAATTCTGATCCCATTACTAATTTCGATGCATCAGAAGTAGATATAGTATTTCCTGTAACATTTGTTACTAAATCTAATGTTGTATTAGCAGTTATAGTAAATTCTTCAAAATCATGAGTGAATCTTTTTAATCCAAAATAATCTCCAATTTTAGGTGGAGAAACATCAATTTCATTAGACCCTTGTTCTAAAGTATGAGATAAAGTAACAAACTGGTCTTGGGTGGAATTAAATTCAACATCACCAATATTAGCATATGCAAATTTTTCATTCCAGTTTCCCTCTTCCGCAGTAACACTATCCCCAAATGTAACGGTGTTTCCAAATGGCATATCAACTCCAGGATTGACATATGGTGTTGTATTAGCCATCAAATCTATTAATTTTCCCGTTTCTCTACTTCTAACAAAATAATAATCACCAATATAATTACTATAAGTATTAGACGTTCCATCCGCCTCAGTTGATATCACAGTACTTCCAAGAGTATCACTTAAAGAAATTGTATAATTGAGATCTTTATCTCGAATCAAAACTCCAAATTTAGGTTTTCCTCCCGTTCCTGCAGTTAAAGAGGGATATGTAAAAGATGTTACTCCTGCATAATCACTTGGAGAACCTAAATTAAATTTTAAAATATCACCAGAACTTGCTCCCAAACAATTTGCTCTTATTTGGGCATTTGCTAATGCTAATGCAGGAACATCTGCCGAAGCAGCCACACCTGCACATAAATTAGCAAACGCATCTTCAAATAATTCCAATTCTCCGATAATTCCTAATCTCGCATCTATCAAACTTTGAGGAAGTTTTTCAATATCTTCTTTAGTTTCTAATATTTTTTCAACTTGAGATGTCATGCTGGTGGTCCTGTTACTACTACTGGTGGTGAACCAGGAATCATTGCTGTTATTACTATTTGTGTTGTATAATTATTTATCGCATCTGCAATATCTGAGCCAAATTGTGCTCCAGATGCTGGCTGTTTTGAAAAAATTTTACCCATTTTTGTTAAAAACATTGGAAGACCCGCTGTCGTTACTATAGAAATTTGGTTTGAACATTGTAATGTCATAAAAGCTCCATCAATTTTCTTTGCAACCTTTTGCCCTATTAGTGCTGGTATTGGTGATTGCTTTTGCATAATTTTCCCTATTTCTAAATTTAATGTTTGTAATTTCGGCATAGCTGCGAAATTTCCCCCAGCCGGATCCATTGCATTAGAAATATACTGTTCTACTCCATCCTTAATTATCTTTCCTACATCTAATCCTGTAGTATTAGCTTTTGCGAATCCAGATTGTAATCCTGCTTTTATTTGTGGCATTCCTAAAGGCATATTGTCCTTACATTATACATTGCATAATTTTTGTTTTAACTAAATTTAGTGCCGCAGTATTTAATGGCATTCCACTATTTCCTGAACCAGTGGGTACTGTTATCTTTGTAATTTCATCTATTAAATCATCAAAACATGATTTTAAAGACTTTCCTGCGCCACTAATAGATAACGGTGCACCAGATTTTAAACTATACGTTCCAAACGTTCCTGAAAATGCGACGGGTGATTGCATCACTATTCCAGCTGGAGAAATTACAATTTTTCCAAGAGTTCCAGTATTACCTAAAAATAAATTAATATAACCTGTAGCACCAACCGCACTTTCTGCCGCATTGATCTCTATGGGTGCTAATCCTGTATGTAATTTAATTCCAGATCCCGCAAGAAATGGTGTTCCTATTGTACTAATATCGACAGTTCCTATAGATGTGGTAATATTGATATCACCAGATCCAGATAATCCAACAGTACCTTCTGATCTCATCTTAATTTGTGAAGCATCTGCAAATAGGGGGCCTTCTGCATCAAGCCGCATTGATCCTGTTGTATTTAATTCTAAAGTACCACCACCAGAAATAGTAGATCCTTTTTTTGTACCCACCATAAAACTAGTTGTATTCGATTCATATCTATCAGAAGTAATATAATAATTTCCACCATCAACATTTGCATAATATGATCCACCCGCACCAATTTTTAAAGAAAAATTTCCTTGTGTAGATTGTTGATCTCTATTAACAAATAACTGAAAACTCTTATCAATTGTTTCAATCTTATGTCCTTCAATATGTTCATATGAATTTGAATGGACTATATTATACGCCTCATTTACTGATTTTGTTACTACAGTTCCGTCAGGATGATATTCTAAAAATGATCCTGACCTATGATATAAATGTACTCTTTCAGCATCAGGAGTATCATCAAATTCAAAAACATGTCCACTTTCCGTTTGTTGTACATGATTATATGGATATACTGCATTATATGGTGGTAGAGGTTCAGAAAATCTATTTATTATTGGTTTAAGTAATGCTTCTTTAAATTTATCAGAACTGAGCTGAAGTGGAGTAAGAAAGGGCAGGTCCATATTCTTTCTTATATTTACTATTGAACCAAAATCCCCACCAGTGCCCACATTTACTTGGCCGGCATTACGTGAATTTTTCTTTCTTTTTAAAATAGAATACTGACTTTCTGTTCTTTTTCCATCTTCAGAAGTTCTTAATTTTGATGTTGGATCACTATATCCTCTTGCTAATCTATTTGTGGTTGGTTCATTCAAATAATGATAAGAAGGAAAAGGAGAAAGTTGTTCTTGTTCAGTAATTATTACACCATCACCCGCACCAGAATATTCTAATATTTCCGGTTCTCGAGGAACTTTATCTGATTGTCTTGTATCAGCACCAAGTAATAAAGATCTAACTCTTTTTTTAGCGGCTTCTAAACTAAATGGGTGTGTATCAGATGCAATTGCATTGTCATACATCCTAGCATCATAAAAACCAATTTGAGCCGTATAAATTTCTCTCACATCTTGTTCAGGAACTCCATGTAATGTGCCCATCATTACTGGTTCTTGTGCATCTCTTCCATCACGAAAAAATCCCATCACCCAAGTTCCCTCTACAGGCCCAAGTGGGGTTTGTCCAACTCCCGTCTGAGAAGCGGATGTTATTGGCATCAATGGAAAAGCCCACGGCAAATCTATAGGAGGCATTAATTTTTTATCATCAGTATGCCAACCCAAACAACGAACTTTACATCTACCTAAGTACATTGGATCATGTCTATCTTCAACAACACCAACCCACCAAATAAATTCCATTCCCATAGAATCAGAAGTTAACATAATATCTTATCTCCCACTTTGACCTTTCATTCTTCCAGATACTGCAAGTGCTTCATCCGTATCTTTGCCTTCCCATGTACCAAAATCAGATGGAACATAATCAGTTCCTGGTAATTTTCTAGATAATCCATCTTTCATTACATGTAAGTTTAAAGTATGTTCAACTCTACTCTGCGTTTTTTGAAAAATATGTGATAATCTTGTTACTACAAATTTTCCAGAAGCCAAAGTCGACTGCCTCATTGTAATATTACCAGTAAGCTCACCTAATTTGGTCGGTAATTGTAAATTTATAACATCACCAACCTCTCTATGTGTATTTCCTGGAACCGTTATTTGATATATGAAATTATTCAATAATTGATTTTGCATTTTTCTTTTAGCATACCAATTTTCTATGTGTGTTTCTCTTAATCTAGAATCCTGAGGAGCCCCTTCACTATTAACATCCGTAAATCTCACATAACAACCCTCATTCGTCGATTTTAATGAAACATTCGCTTGAGGTTTTCCTATTACGTCTGATCCTCTAGATATTACAGGGGCATCAGATAAATGAAATGTATCATCATCAATGACATATGTTTGATGTTGATGTTTAGAATTATTTTCAACAGTATTTCCAAAATCATTTGCAGTAGTGGGAGGTAATACTTGAATCAGTGCACCAGTTTCAGTATCCGTTCGAATATTTCCGGCGTCTGAATAACCTTTCTTATAATATAAATCATGATAATCATGACGCATTCTTATAATATTATGAGTTATTAATCTATTTCCATACATACCATTTTTTAAATTGGTATCAACAGCTATTGGAGATATTCTATGATATTCAAGAATCTTGTGGCTTTCAATAGCTACTTCATCATATGCATTTTTATAAGATAATCCCACAGGAGCATAAACATATTGAATTTTTTCATTTCCTTGCATTAATGTCTCTAAAGATTTAAATTTAAATCCTCCTCTTATTGTATCATAAAAACAATAAAATGCTCCCTTTGAATCTTTTCCTTCTTCAGTAAGTCCTGCAGCTTGGAATAATCCCGGATCAACTTGACCAGCATTATAGCCCTGACTTATTCCTGCTGCTTCAGCTCTGGATGCTAAAAATGACATTGCCTGAAAAGGTGTTATATTTGGTATAGTAAAATTGTGCTCAGCCTTTGTGGTTTCAACATCTAGAAGTCTTTCAGGAATCTCCATTGGAACTCCAGCACCAGAGGTGTGAGGATTGATATAATCTTCATATATATTTTCAACCATATCACTAATTTTCATTCCAGCATAACATTTTTGAACTTTTGTTGCTAGATCAATAACATATTCAATACTAGTGAAATTTAAAGTATAGGTAACTAATCTATCATTTTTAGGATCTATATTAAAATTTGTTACTTTTACAACTCTAAAATATCTATCTATTTTATCTTCAGGTATATCTGCTCCAACAGATTGAAAGGATATATGAAGAACTTCTTCTCCAATAATAGGTATTCTTTCAAATAACCCAATTGCATCACCAATATCTATATATCCACTAACATAAGGAGAAAATATATTTTCAGTAATCTCACATCTAGTAAACATGTGTGTAAGATCAACAATACCGCCGGGAAAATTATTAGGACTAATTATACTAAAATGGTTAATTTTAACCTGTCCCGCAAACTCAGGGACTGTATGTGCCGTTTGTAAACGGTCACCATTGAGAATAATTGAATCATAATTAGAAGATGCCATTTATATACCTTAACTAAACATATTTCTTGCTGTTTCCAAAATCTGCTCGGCCCAAGCATTATCTATCAAAGCAATTGTCTTTTTACTATCATTGCGTAAAATCTCATATTCATAATCAGACACAGTTCTTTCCATTCCATCACCCTGTGCGGCAACAATTTCATAACGAGTTGCATCTACTTCATAAAAACTCTCTTCTATTCTTTCTTGTCCCGCACTTGCTGGAACTAATTTTTGTAGTATTTCTTCATAATGATGAACTCCACTATGGGCAGCATCGAAGCTTCCATATTTACATACTATATGTTTTCTTAATTCGTCTTGAGATAATGGCCAATCAAAGATAGGATCAAGAATATTATTTGCTAAGAATATAAGCCAAACATATTCAAATCCACCATAATATCGAAGAGATAATGTATCAGCCCGCTCTCCTTCAGGAATATCATAAAGCTGTTTAGTATATACAGCTGATTTTATAGAAGATTTTAATCTATGTCTTAATGATATATCAGTTACCAATTTTTGATGAATTATATCTATTTTTTTTCCAGCATGATTTGTGCCGGTATCAAATCTGTAATATAATGCTGGCATATTTTTAAAATATTCTGACATTATTAATAACCCCCCTCACCTTTTTCAAAACTATGATATTCGCCCGCATCATGACCATCACCTCCACCCCACATGAATTTCGTACCAGGCGCGATAGAGCGAGCTCGTTTATACGCCGCTGTCCATCCACCTTGGCCGGCGCCATTAGGTGAGGATACGGGTGCGGGATTGTCTGGTGTGGGGGCCTTTTCTACTGAAGAGACTTTATCAGAAGTAGAGTTGTCCTGCAGACCTTGATTCTCTAAAATAAATTCTGTTTCTTGAAACACTAATGATAATTTTGTATGTACTGGAAGTGGATCTCCAGCTGGATTATCATAAAATGCCGGGCCCTGAGCTGACGCATCAAAATTTATATCCATAGCTGATAATACAGACCTTCTTATTCCCATTTGATCAAATCTTTTAGGTCCAGTTGAAGTACCAATATAAAAATCAATAAAAAATTCGTGTGGAAAATCAAAATATATACTTTTCATTCCCAAAAAATCGCCCATTTTTGGTAACATTCTTCTTTTAAAGGTTTGAACGATATTTCTTACCGCAACAGCTTCTGCATAACTTCTTGGCCAAAAATCAAATGTCATATCATGTGTTCTAAATGCTCCAGGACCTTGATATATCATAGCAATGTGTGGATTTATCCCTATTCCCTCCATAGCTGTAATTGGTTGTAAAGCTCCACCAAAATTTGCTATCGCTAATGCTCCCACACTCTGACCGAACTTCATAGTTTCATCATCTAACCCTTGTATTCCAGCAAATAATGCATCCTTCATAGAGTCAACATCCCCCGTAGCCATTGCATCCTTTATATTATTCATTCCTATTCCCGCCAAAACACCAACTATTGCGGCGACACCTTTATACCTTTTTGCTAATGTAGACGCAATAGCACCACCTGTCATACCAGCTGCCATAGTATGTCCGGAAGCTTCATAAATTGCACCACCTGTTAGGGGTGTAAAATTTCCTGTAAATTTAGTTTTCATTGATCCAGGTGGGATATGTAATGCTATGTCTGACGTTTCGTCCCCGCCGCCAGACCGACCGCGTTTTGCAGGTCCTCCCGGCTTCGCATGAAATAATACAAAATTTTGAGTATCTGTATGAACTTCTCCCAAAGTTAATGGATATTTTAATACTGAATATCGATTTGCGGGGCCTCCTCCGCCTGATGCAACATTTCCAGCGGTGTTATTCATCAAATTTGGATCTGACATTTTGCTTTTCTTTCTAAATATAAATGTATCTTAAAAACTATTCATTTCTATTTATATGGCATACAAAGGAAAATACAAACCAAAGAATCCTAATAAATATAAGGGTAATCCCACAAAGATTATTTATAGGTCTGGTTGGGAAAGAAAAGTGATGGAAAAATTGGATTTAAGTTCTCAAGTGGAACAATGGGCGTCTGAAGAAGTCATTATTCCGTATAGATCACCAATTGATAGAAAAATTCACCGATATTTTCCGGATTTTTGGGTCAAATTTGCGAATAAAAAGGTCGTGATTATTGAAGTCAAGCCTAACAAAGAGACAAAACCGCCTAAAATGAAGGAAAAATCGAGAAAATTCATCAGGGAAGCCAAAAAATGGGGCGTAAATAAGGCGAAATGGAAAGCCGCGGATGAATTTTGTAAAAATAGAGGATGGCATTTCATAATTCAAGATGAATTTGACTTAGGAATCAGAAAAAAAAGGAAAAATGGCGGAAACACCGAAAAATAGCGGAAATTTAATAGATATATTACAAGATGTGGTAAAAAGAAAACAAATTCCACAAGAAAATATAAAATCTGCTCAATGGTTACAAAATAAAATTAGAAATTTTAGAAGAAATTTAAATGTTAAATTAGATGACTCTAGTATGTCTGCTGATGAATTTATGAAAGGGTCTAATTTGGTACAAAAAAGAAGAATGACCAAAGCTAGATTAACATTATTCTCATATAAAGCAAAACATGAAAAAACATTACCATATTATGACAGATTTCCCCTATCAATGATCATAAGTAAAGAAGTTGATGGATTTATAGGATTAAATTTTCATTATTTGCCGTATCAACATAGAGCAAGACTATTAGATGCCGTCGCATTTGGAAATGTGATTAATTGGAATACATTAAAAAGAAATAAAGTGACTCGACCATGCATTAAAAAATATTTAACAAGTCATGTTCAAGGAGCAAATGGTATGGTAATAGAAGGAATTGAACAATTAAAATTTGCAATATTTTTACCAATAGAACGTTTTAATACCAGAAAAGAAAAGGTCTGGGAAGATTCAAAAAGGATAATATAATGCCAGCAGGATTTAAACAATCAGAACATTTTATCGCAGCGATAAACAAACATAAAGGGCCCGCAAAGGCAAACAAATATCTACTTACAGGTCCATATGGTGTTGCTCCGAATGGAATTGCAAAAAAGCTTGGATATGATATACGAGATTTTAAATTTATGTGTGATGCTACAAGTTTACCAGGAAGAAATTTGGCGACACAGGAAGTTAGAACAGGTAGTATATCTAGATCATATGTCCACTCTAATAATTTTAATCCAACATTGACTTTATCTTTCATACTAACAGATGATATGTTTATTAAAAAAGTTTTTGATATGTGGATGGATGACATCTTTGCTCTCACTGGTGCGAATGTAGAAGGTAAAATGATGCAAAACGTATTGCAATATCCAGAACAGTATTGTGGAAGTTTTGGTATAAAAAAACTTGCAACAAATTTATCTAGTAACGTGGAAAATCCCGCAGTAACAACTATAGATGATTATCATGTAGAAATAATGGAAGCTTTTCCCAAACAAATTAATCCTATCACATTAACTTACGGTTCTCAGGACATAATGAAATTACAGGTCGTGATGGCTTATTCCCGGTGGAGAATGATGCGTGGGCAGGTTTGATACATAAAATAATAATTATATAATTAGGAGATATTATGAGTTTACCCAAGATTGATATTGCAACATTTAGCACTACTCAACCTTCTTCAAAAAATAAAAAACTTACATTTAGACCATTTTTAGTAAAAGAAGAAAAAATACTAATGATGGCAATGCAAGGGGAAAATTTAGAAGAACAAGTGGTTGCAATTAAACAAATTATAAACAATTGTTCACAACAAGAATTTAATGTTGATACAGTTCCTTTATTCGATTTAGAATGGATATTTTTACAATTAAGAATACATTCTGTTGGAGATCAATTAAATTTAAAATTTAAACACAGAGACGGAAAAAATAAAAATGATGAAGAATGTGATCATGTATCAAATGTAAACGTGGATCTAAAAGAAGTTGAAATGGTATATGATGAATCACATAATAAGGAAATTAAAATAAATGATAAGATTACCATATTTCTAAAATATCCAAATATAGAAACTGCAAATAAAATCAAAGATACTGAAGATGTTGAAGGTATTTTAGCCTTTCTATCCTCAGGAATAGAGTTTATTAAAGATGAAGAAACTTTACATGAAACAAAAGATTTTACACAAGAAGAAGTAATAGAATTTTTTGAACAATTTAATCAACAACAAATGCTTAAAATTCAAAACTTTTATCGAACTCAACCTGCAATACAACATGACATAAATTATACTTGTGAAAAATGTGGTGGAGAAGAAACTGTAAGTCTCAGGGGTTTGCAGGATTTTTTAGAATAACACTTTCTCATGATTCTTTAGAGTCTCATTATTTGACTAATTTCGCATTAGTACAACATCATAAATACTCTTTAACTGAGTTAAATGAGATGATTCCTTGGGAAAGACAAATTTATATTGAATTATTAAAAAATTGGATACAAGAACAAGAAACTGAAGCTAAACAAAGAGAAGCAGAAAGACGTTAATGGCACAAGCACCGAAACCATCTGGAGGAAGAAAACCAGGACAATTTGGTACAACAGAACTTAGACTAGGACGAGCAACTGGAATCGGAGAATTTTTTGATGTTTTAGAAGATGCGACCGCTAAAAGAATGGAAAGAATGTTAAGGGGATATGGTCACGCCATTGTATCTTCTGCTCTTTCTCCATTACCAACATTTGCACAAGCTAGTATATATGATGCCATTACTGATCCTTTTGGGGGAGGAAGAGATACAGCACAAGAACCAACTAGAATTGCTGAAAGGGGACCTAATTTAGATAAATTATATAATGTACCTTTACCTGTTATAACACAAGAAGGAGAAGAACACGGAACAGCACAAAAAGTAGCAACTGCGATTGGTATAGGTGGTACAAGAGTTCCATTATGGCAAAGTAATTTAGAAAAATTATTTAAAGTTCCTCTACTTATTACAGAGAAAAAAGATACATTAAAACTAATAGAAACAGAGAGAGAAGAAGGACCAGAAAAAGTAGATGATGATGACAAATCCAAATTCAGCATGAAAGATTTTTTTGGTGGTCTTTTTGGAGGCATTGTTGATATTGGTGCATGGATTTTAAAGGGCCTGGGAACTGTAGCAATAGCTGCTTTAAAATTTGCGGGGGGTATTGGTATTATGGGTCTGGTGGCCAGTTTACTCTTTAATAAAGAAATTGTAGATCTATTTGTATTAGAATGGGGTAAAGAATCGAAAAAAATGGGAGCAAATACTGAATGGGGCGCAATGATATCTAGACTTCTTGGTGGTGGGACAGAAAATGGCGCTTCCTTCTTAGAGGCGGCGAAAAAAGGTTTGGCGGGAGGAGCAATTGGAGCTGTAGGAGGACTTGTGTTTGGGGGCTTGCCTGGTGCCCTAGTTGGATTTATTTTGGGAAGTGCTTTTATGGGTCTTGGTGCAGCTTTAGGAGAAGCGAAGATCACAATGGGTACAAATTTTCTCGCAACTTGGTTGGAAAAGACTTGGGAAGCCGCGCGGATGGAATGGGAAGATGAGAAACAAGTTCAATTAAATACTGAATTAAAGGAATTAAGAGATAGAATAAAATCTGGAAAAGAAACCGAAGGAAGTCTAATATTAATTCAAATGCAGATCAAAGCGAAAGAGAAAGAGCTTCTTGAATCAAGAATGGAACATGCAAAACAATGGCAAGAAATGGTTGATGATGAATATAGGAACAAGGGTGAAGGAATTAAAATACAGAAAGAAGCTCAAAACAGGTTAAGGGAATTTAATACTGAATTATTTGAAACACATGAAGAAATAGAAAAGCTCACAAAAGCAAGAACAATAGATGATAAGGGAACGTTTTTGGGGATTCCTGGGGTAGATACTAATAGAGAAAACCTCATGCAAGATTTACGTAGTAATTTAATAGATAATTTTAACCCTGGAGATGTAGCTGGAAGACAAGCATTAGATTTACTGGAAAAATATGGTATCATTGATGATGGAATGAATATTGTTGATCCAAGACTGTTAACTGACCATGTTTACCGTAAAGATGTGTTCGAAGCATTAAATAATGTAATTCAAGAAAGTATCAATAAAGATGAAGAATGGCGGACAGGGAGTGGAGCAGGAGCCAAAGCATTTAGAGAATCTATGAAAAATCTAAGAGGAGTTCAATCAGATGTGCTAATTAATGATGCTGCAAATACAAATCGATCAGAAAAACTTGTAAGTACAATTGACCTTGAAAAAACACTGAGCAAGAATTTATGGACGGGGGAAAATGGGCCTGCTGGAGGAAGTGGTGTAGTTTCTATTGGCCCAACTGTGGATAACTCTTCACATCAGACAGATAACACTTCTATTCAGAACTTTATCAGTCACACATCAAATTTCGCTACTGACAGATGGTCACCAGCTGTATAAGAGTTAACTAACGGACTTTCGCCCGCTAGTTAATATAAATTATGCCGCGGTTTCAGCTAATTTCTGAAAATACGTCAATGATTCATCATTTTCATCTTCAGCTGTTGTAACACTTTCAACAACAGGTTCTACGTGTGGAGTGGTCATAGGTTTACCACCATCAAAGGGAGGTTCACTTACTGGAACAACTGATTCTGATTGTGCACCAAGAACTCTATCAAGTCTGGACTTCAATTCAGAAAATTCCTTAAATCTATTATCAGCTGTAAATTCAGAAAGTGGAAATTCTTTCTTCCAAAGTTCTTCTAGTTTTTCATCCGCACCTTCAAACAATGGTGAAACTGAATCAAACTCGGATTTATCAAAATTATTAAATCCATCTACCTTACGAATCTTCAAACGAAAGTTCGCTCCTTCCCAAAGATCAAAAGGATTAATAGGATTTTCATCTTCAAATTGTGGATTCATTTGATCATTGATTTTATCAAAAATCTTCTTACCATATTTGAAAAGTTTAAGTTCTCCCTCATTTTGAGGATTGGCGGGATCTTTGAGAACTAAAATATTTGACATATAAACAAGACGCCGCTTTTGTTTGCGAGCGATTTCCTTATTTGCCTCAATTCCAGAATTCCAAAGTGAGGAATTATATTCACATACTGGACACTTTTTTCCAATAGTAGTTGGACATTCCTCAATGTACCATCCACCAACACCTTGAAATCCATGATTCCAAGTTTTTGCCCACGGCAGATCTTCTCCTGTTGGTGCTGGGAGAAACCGGGTAACAGCATATCCATTACCAGATTTATCAAGTTCCGCTTTCCACATACGAGTGTCTTCCGCGAAACCCTTTGAACTATCTGCTTGTTCTTGTAGTTTTTTATTGATTTTGTCAATTGACTTTTGACGTGACTTTTTTAGATCAGAAAATGATTGTGACATCTTATATCCTTATATTTTTATGGTTAACATTATATTTCATCTGATTCGCACTATACATACTATTATACACTATTTATCATCCCATGTCAAGCCCCCCCTTCATTATTTTTTTGAATTTAGAAATATCATCTATTTTTAGAAAAGGTTCATATTTAATCATCAGACGATAAACATCTGGCCAAACTACTTTATCTAAAATACCTTTATTCCAAAAATCTGTAAATTGTAAAATTTTATCCATTATAATTGCTGATTCTATATTGATTCTTTTTCCTAATATCTCTTCTAATAAAATTGGGTGTTGTCCTTCTTCAACAGTAAATATTCTATTAAATCCCAACTGTAATCCCAATTCTCTATTGTTAAAATTCTCAATTAGAGATCTTAACTCATTTATATCTTGAGTAAATTGATATGTTAATGATTCAATTTTATTCTTCCATTTATTATGAGTTCTTTTCGCGTCATCACCATACATTTCTCCAACCCACATATCAGAATTATAAACAAAATTGGAAACCAAAAATCCTTCAACTTCTTCATGTTTTCTTAATTCTTTGGCGAGATTTTCAAAAAAATACTTATCATTTCTATTTTGATAAGTAGTATATCTTGCAGAAACACCTCTATTCTTAAAAGAATAATTAAAATAATTGTATCTATCTGAATTAAAGTGTCTTTTTAGTGCAAGATAAGTTTTATATACATCAAAACCCCTTAACATAATTAAAATTTAGATATAAATCTTGCTATAGGTTGGACAAAGGGAAGTAAGGCAATCGCCATAAGAGCATTCACTCCTGTATGTACCATCGCAATTTGTTTGGTGATTCCTACGGGCATTCCGTCGCTGACCAGAATACCAGCCAGCCAGATAGTTCCAGTAGTACCAATGTTGGCTCCCAATACGGCTGCAATCGCTGATGGTAAAGGTAAAGCACCAGATGCAACAAGTCCGATGATAGCTGTGGTAGAAAGTGAGGAAGATTGCCAAAGGAGGGTACATACAATTGCTCCAGAGAACATCCAGTAAGGGTTTCCAAGAAAAACCTCAAGGTGTTCTAATTTGCCCATTGTCTTCATTCCACCGCTGAACATCTTTAGACCAATATAGAAGATGACAAGACCCAATAGTGTCTGAAAAATTGGATTATTAAACTCCATAAGATTTCCTTTTTTATATTTCCACGAATCGTAAAGTTGTCTATCTTTCTTTTTCATTAAATCGGAAGTTTGGATGTCTTAGGAAAGAAATTCAATTTTTCTGCATCATCTCTAAGTCGTTCTTTATTTTCAGCACTAAGTAAGGCCTTAATTGTTTCTGCTTCAAGATTATTCTCTTCACAATAACATAAAATAGCATCTAAATAATTCATATTTTTAGAGACATTTACCAAATGAGTTATTCTTTCATTAAATGCTGCTCTATCATTAATATTAAGCATATTCTTTTTTTTATTCACACGGTAATTCCGTTTTTGTTCCTATAATCTGCGATTGCTCCCTTAATAGCATCTTCCGCCAATACAGAGCAATGTATCTTGACAGGGGGAAGAGAAAGTTCTTTAACGATGACTGTATTTTGAATTGAGTGTGCTTCATCCAATGACTTGCCCTTAACCCATTCAGTTGCCAATGAAGAACTCGCAATTGCAGATCCGCAACCAAAAGTTTTAAATTTGGCATCGACAATTTTTTCATTTTCATCTACCTCTATTTGAAGTTTCATAACATCCCCACACTCTGGAGCACCCACAAGACCAGTACCGACCCTATTACTCCCACTATCCATACTACCAACATTTCTCGGTTTCTCATAATGCTCTATTACCTTATCTGAATATGCCATAATTAGGTTCCTTGTATATCTGCTGATTCTTTTTGTTCTGGATCATCTTTATCTTTAAACCAATAATCCGTTGCCTTCGCGAGCACCGCCACATATGCACCAACCATGATATTGATTAAGTCCCTTGACTCAGCCGGTAATGCTCCGAAAAATAATAACCATACTAAAAACAAAAAAGTCATAACTATAATCATGGACAACGAAAATCGTGCCCACCAATTCAACTTCTTTCTTGTTTCAATTTTCTCATATCTCAATGCTTCCATCGGATTAGTCTCCCATAATTTTTCTTCTTGTTTTTCAATCATTTCTAATGAAGTATTAATTTTTCCATCACCTAATTTCTCTCTGGTTCTTTTATTCACTTCCCTTGTCCTCTATACGCTTTCCAGCACTTTCGTTTATGTTTATTTGTTGGTCTGGAATTTTTAGATTTACCTATACTAGTCCGCTTCGGTGTTTCCTTGGATTTCTTTACATGTACTAATCCGTATGCTGTTCTTTTAGCCATTTAATCGTCATCCAGCTGTAATAATTCATGAACTCCTTGTTCTGCTAGAAGTAAACGATTTTTCCAATGTTCTCCTTCAACATCATCTTTATTCTGTCCATGATAACCAACAGCATAACCACTTTCACACATCCACTTGTTTATATTTGTCCATCCACCAAACTCATGTCCATCTTCTGTACAATTTATCCAAAGTTCGCCTAATACTCTGCCGAACTTACCTCTACTATCTGATTCTGGACATCGACATTGAATTTCA